TTGCTAATAACTAATGATTCCGACTGGTTAAACCAAGCTAGAGAAGAATTTAAGCAATATCTACCCGGAGAGGATATCACTTTTGTTCAAGGCAAAGTTTTAAACTGGAGTAACTTCACAATAGGTATGGTTCAATCTATTTCTCGTAATATGAGATTCTATCAAAAAGAGTTATCTCAAATAGATATGGTACTTATAGATGAAGCTGACCAAGGGGGCAGTAGGCAATATCAGAATGTAATCACCCGGTTATTCAATACTCGTATTCGTATAGGACTATCTGGTACCATCTATATGAGTAAGCTTGCTAAAGATAGAGTTAAGAATATGAACTTAGAATGTTTCTTTGGTAAAGTACTCGCCGAGTTCAAACTTAAGGATTCAATTAAGAAAGGTTATTCAACTAAAACCGTTGTAAAGATGGTACCTGGTAAACCTTGGTATGGTAATTGGGAATCAGATTGTATATCCTATAAGGAAATATATGATGATTCTATTACCTTGAATAGGTATGCAAGGAAAATGGCTTATGCTCGATTACGATGGAATATTAATCAAGGCAGATATCCTGCTCTCGTAGTATGCAAGCATATTGCACATTGTGAAAATTTATATAAGTTCTTTAAAAAGAAACTGGGCGGTGCCTATAATATTGCCTATGTGCATGTTAATACTCCATCTAAGTTAAGACAACAAATAATGAAGGATTTTAGGGAAGGCAAAATAGATATCCTGGTATCAACTACAATCATTGCTCGAGGTAAAAACTTCCCTAAGCTTAGGTACTTACTCAATGCAGCAAGTATGGATAGCCAAGAAAAGTCTATTCAGTTCCTGGGTCGTTTGGTAAGAACCGATGAATCTAAAAAGAAAGTGTACCTGGATGACCTTCACTATCCCGGGAATTATTTAGATAGGCATGGTAAACATAGGAAGCAATATTATCAGAGACAAGAATTGAAAGTAATACTGTTAGATAAGCTATGGAAGAAACATCCTAACCATAGCCTTATTAAGAGTTAACTAGAAGTACTATGAGTATTTACTTTTTCTCCGGTAGGAGGAAAAGAAGATTACAATTAATAAGCATATAGGCATTATGAATAATGATAAACTAATATGTATCAGAGATGAAGATGATACTAAACTAACTACTCTATTATCAGAAGGTTGGAGGATAATCCAAATCTCTGCATCAGGTATTTATTGCTGGGTACTCTTAAGGAAACCCAATAACACTAAAAAGAAAATTAAAGGCTTTCAGTGATGGAGAAATATATTTTAATGCGGTGGTTATTATGATAATAATACTCGCTTTAGACTTCATATTTTCTAAGGATGGTTATCAATGTCATTCATGTAAGAAACGTTTTCATAAAGAGGATTTGGAAATCAAAGGATGGCATTTCAAAGAATGGGTCTGTCCTAATTGTAAACACATTAATTATACTTATGATGAGGAAGATTAAAGAATGGTTTAAGTCTCTCATTGTTGGGGAGGTACCCAACCCTAAACATGTATTCAACTGTAGAGATTTGATATGGATATCAAGCTTGGAAACTTCTCAAAATACTCCCGAATGCTTTACTCATTATTTCTATCTGTACTGGAGTAATGGTATGGTGGTCAAAGTATGCCAAGAAAGTCACGATAGAAATTCATACCAAGAATTATATAAACTCAGGGAACTATTTATTAATAACATGGGTTATTCCTATGTTCCGATAGAAGATAACAGTGAGATATACATTTATTATAAACGTAAAAAGGATATATAATGGCTAAGAAAAAGAAACAACTTCCTGACTTATCGAAGCAAGATATTCTTACTCCCATAGATGTAAGTACTCTGGGGACTAATGGAGACCCTTGCTTTGGTATTGGATATGATTTATCAACTAAGGAATGTAAACTATGCGGAGACTCAGAGCTATGTGCATTTAAGATGTCACAGAACTTGAACATTACAAGAAAAGAACTTGAACAGAAGAATCAGTACAAAGATTTGGATGTATTAGAGGACACGGTCGGTATTAAGAAATACATCCGAGGCTTGATTCGGAAAGGAAAAGAGAAAAAAGAAATTATCTCAAAGACAGTTGAGAAATTTGAAGTACCAAGAAAACGTATTAGAGAACTTTATAAAGAGTGTACTAAATAATGAAACCAATAGAGATGATATGGGCTATGTTCAAGGTATACCTTAACAACCCAAACTATTTTGTAAAGCAAGAAGATGTACTTGCTAATTTATGTATGGAGGGTTCTACCGATGTAATCAGGATGTGTAATTCATTGGGAGTACATGTTTCTAGACCCGAGAAATTAACATTTGGACCACTTTTACGTAAATGTAATATATTATGAACAGATTTAGATTTATCAAAGTAAGGGAGGTAGTATCTCCCAACAGAGCAAACCCAAATGATGCTGGGTTAGATTTTTATGTACCAACCAACCTGACTTCAGAGGATATCCATTCTAAGAATGAATTAGATTCAGGAGGGTATGATTTGGATATCCCCTTTAGTGAACATTTCGTAAGGCATATAGCTTTACAACCTGGGCATAGGATACTTATCCCATCAGGTATCAAAGGTTTGCTAGAACCTCCTGCATCTATGTTAATGGCAGCAAACAAATCTGGTATAGCTACTAAGAAAGGGTTAATCTTTACTGCCGAGATAGTGGATTCCCCTTATGTTGGAGAGATACATATTGGGATATATAACACTTCTCAAGAAATTCAGGTTATCGAGGCTGGTCAAAAGCTGGTACAATTTATTCATGTACCCATTTATATTACCGAGCCAGAGGAGATTCAGCAAGAGGAGTTTTATACTGAATCACAAATGTGGGGAAGCAGAGGAGATAAAGGATTTGGTTCATCTCAAAACATAAAATAGTGGACATAAGGAATATAAATGAACAAGTGCCTCAGGTAGAAGAAACTGAGGCACTGATACTACAAGAAATGTATGATCTTGGGATAGAACAATTCTCTGGATATAAATCTATAGAGAAGTTACCAGATTATCCCTTAGATATAAATAACCCAAAGAACCAAGTTATCCTAAAGGATTTTATTGGTAGGGTTATTGAGGAATTAACCGAAGGATTCGAATCTACCGATGAAGTAGTATCTATATACCGTAACTATGGTTGGAATAATGATTGTTTAACTCAAGAGGAATATACTCAGGTATTAAACAGTCTAGCAAATGCAAATGAGGAACAAGCAGATGCCTTGGGATTCTTCTTTACTTTGCTTTTGTATTCTAATATATTGCCAGAAGATATATTAAAATATCAAGATGCCAAGAGTTTATTTGAGGTAATGGCAATTGGAGTCAAAGACCTACTCATCAAGTACCCAGATCATCGAGGTGTAAGGAAGTACCCTATACTAAGTCCAACCGATTTGGCAAGAGAAGATAGGGCAGAATATGATAAGATAGTTTCTTATACCCCAGGTTTTCATGAAATGAGCGAGATATCTCATGAAAACGAGAAGCTATATTTATGGGAAGTAATATATGAACTCAATAAAGCAAGGAACTTCCTTAAGTGTAGACCCTGGAAACAAACTCAAGTGATGACTAAAGAAATAGATTTTCAGGAATCATTAGTAAAAGCTTTCTATCTCTATATGGGATTCTTAGCCATGAATGGGTTTACTCCTTGCGGATTATTTAGTTTATTCTTTAAAAAACAACGTCTCAATTTATGGAGACAAAATACTAATTATTAATGTCAGGGTGGAATAAGAAATTAGAGGGACTCCAACTTAATCCGGAGGAGTCACTCCATTCGTTAGAATTTGCTACTTCACAAGAGGCATGGGAAAAACTCAATGAGGGATTCCTAAGATTAGAGCCTGCTTTATTTGGAAAGGGGGCTATGGCTAATAGTGGGGTAGCAGTAGTGTATAACGTATTTATAAAGATACGAAAAGCATGGGTAGACCCAGAATTTGATTATGGGCGATGTTTCAATTACAAAGAAACTAAGTGGACTAGCTTATTGAATAACTACATAGATTTTAATAAGCTTGACTTGTTGCGTAGTAAACTTAGAGTACTGAGAAATAAGTACAATCAGAATTACAATATAACCTATATGTTTAACAATCATCATGATAATGGTAAACAATGTCTAATAGCTGCGACTTTTTCAAAACGATTCGGGGAAGACATCCCAGTTATTACAATGGTAGTTCGGGCTTCGGAGATTACCAAGAGGTTAATATTCGATTTCCTATTAATTCAACGAATGTCAGAGTACGTATATGGGCCGGACCAGTCAGTACAAATCAACCTATTTGCGACTCAAATGTACGGAAATGTGGAGACACTTCTAATGTATCATACCCATAAACCTTTGAAGAAGGTACTTAAAGGAGCAGAGGAGAATTCATGGAATAAGAGGATAAAAGAGATATGGAAAAAATTCCAAAAGGGCACAGAGAAGGAATTCTCTTCATTCAAGGTATTCTTTAGAAGTTTTAAAGTGCTTCGACCAGATTTATATGAGGAAACATATAAATCAATGAAAGCAAAAGAATTACTTCTCGAGTATGAGGATATAGAATACCCGGAGAATGTAATCTCTTACTCTCAACGTAAAGCCTATAAAAAGAAACTTTTAAAACAAAAGAACAATGGAAGCTAAGGAATTTTTAAATCAGAAGCGTATAGGATTAGTAAACAAATTCTATTACCAAGTTTTTGAGATTAAAAAGAACGGGGGAGAACCAGATATACCCTTGTTATTAAAAGAGGTAGAGGATTTTGATGATTTTGTATATCGCTACTGGCATATGACCTGGGTTAGTTCTACAATGTCATACAATTAAATATTTATATTATATGAGGATATATTCTAACAGTTTTGAGTTAATGTCCGAAATGGGCAGAGAACTCAACAGTTATGGTCAAACTGTAAAACCAAAGACCTATCAAAATAAAGTGATTGAAGGTAATGAGGATTTTATTACAAAAGAACTCATTTGCCAACAATATTGTTTAACTTCACTTGGAGACCCCATATGGTTATTCGTATTCTCTCATTCAAAAGAATGGGCAGATGCAGAGTTTCAAGAAAGGATATCCCATAATGATATCAATCCAGGAGAAGCTTGGAAATTAAGAAAAGACTTATGGGAACAATTCCTTGATGATAAGGGCATGTTCGATTACACATACAATGAGAGAATGGGGGGAGTATTAATATCGGATTTAGTTCGTCTTTTAAAGAGAGATCCAGATACAAGAAAGGCAATTATACCCATATTCGACCATGATGATACTTTATACTATGGCGGTAGACAACGTATTCCTTGCTCTATGTATTATGATTTCCTTATACGTCAGAATGGTAAAGGAGAGAGGGTATTACATATTTGCTATCATCAAAGAAGTTCAGATTTTATAACCCATTTCGGTAATGATGTATACCTTGCATGGAGACTTATGGAATATGTAGCTAAAGAGGTAGGAGTAAAACCTGGTTACTTATATCATGCCATAGATTCTTTACATGCTTATAAGAAAGATTGGATAGCATTAGCTTCTAATTTGGAAGACTTACAAGAGAAATACTAATATACGAGGGATGTATCTACTACTGGGGGGTATGTCCCTCTTTCTATTTTAAAATATATGAAGAAAAAACATGTATCATCTTTTCCAGTAATCTTGCGTAAAAGGTTCATGGATAATATACCTGGATTTTCTGGTTATTATGTTTCTAAACGAGGTCGGGTATATACCAGAAGAAGAGTTGGATTAGGTAGAAAATCTAAAACTGGTGTTGGAGATTTAAACAGAGTGGGTTATTGGAGGGAATTAACTAGAATAACTAACCATAAGGGATATTATAGGTTAGTAATACAGGATGATTTCCGTAAAAGACATTATGTACAAGTGTCTAGGTTGGTAGCTTTAGCTTATATACCTAACCCATTAAATAAACCATTTGTATGTCATAAGGATAATAATCCTAAGAATAATTTTTATAAAAATCTTTACTGGGGTACTCAATCTGAGAATATTCAACAATGTGTTAAAGATGGGAGACATCAATCATGCAAACTAGATATGTAATTATTAAGAACAAACGTATGCTTAAAAAAGTTATTGAACTATGTAAGTATACCGGATATGCCAGTGTGGATTATGAAACTGATGGTTCACCCATATATAATAGGGGTTTTAAGCCAACTATACTCTCAGTATCCTGGATGCCAGGGTTTGGTGCTTCCATTCCTTTAGACCATTTCGAAACAAAAGATTATACATCTCCAGGGTGGAATTGGAAAAAGATGCTAAGGAAATTTGGGGAAGAGGTAATTGAGAATTATGAGATAACCAAGGTTGCATGGAACTGGAAATTTGATGACCAGATAAACCAGAAATATCAAATATTCTATAGAGGTACTTGTTTAGATGGTATGCTTGCAAAATATCTACTAAACGAGGAAAAACCTAATGATTTAAAATCAATGGTAAGAAGGTATTTACCAGAGTATGGTAATTATGAGAAGCAAGATGCTTTCGATAAAATACCTTGGGATAAAAAAGAGTTAGACCCACTTTGCCATTATGGATGTCAAGATACGGATTATACTCTTAGGTTAATGATATTCTTTGAAAAGAAGCTGATTGACCTTGGTTTGTACAGTACCTTCAGGAATTTAATTATGTCTGCATCAAGGGTACTCACTTCAGTAGAGAAGAATGGTTTGTATCTAGATAGAGAGTTCAATAATCAACTACTGGAAACATATAAACCAAAAATAGATGCGGCTAGACAAGCTATATATGATTTGCCAAGAGTAAAGAAATTCGAAAAGAAGTATAACCAAGAAAAGATTGATAAATATATTCAATCTATCGAAGCTGAACTTGAGGAGCTAGATTATAATGATCCAAAAGATAAACGAAAGATTGTATCAAGGGAACAGAAAATCTCAAATATCAAGGCTGGTATATTCACAACTAAAAAGGAACAAGAATTGATAAGACCTATCAATTTGGGTAGTTCAGTTGATTTACCTGCATTGATGTATTCGGAAGAAGGTTTTCATTTTGAGGTAATTAAGAATAATGAATCCGGTAAACCAAGTACAGATGAAGAGACTCTTACTAATCTAAGGTTAACCGTTAAAAAACCAGATTCACCTAAGGCAATTTTCCTTGATAGGCTTCTTGAATTACGAGGTTTAGAGAAGATGTATAAAACCTATATAGTGGGTTGGAATGAAAAAGTTCAAGATGATGATAGATTACATGGAAGATTTCTTATTCAGGGGACTACAAGTGGAAGATTATCCTCTGCAGAACCCAATGCTCAACAAATCCCCAAGACATCCGTAGACCCCAATATTAAATTACAATTAAAAGCTCCTAAAGGAACCTTATATATTGCTAGTGATTTTAGCCAGGCAGAATTAAGAATTATGGCTCATCTATCTGGAGATGAAACTTATCTTAATGCTTTTAACTCTGGTCAGGACCCTCACTTAGCAATTGCTGCTACTAAATATCATATACCCTATGAAGAAGCTCTTAAGATATATGAGGATGAAAATCATCCAGAACATAAGATATGGAAGGTGAGAAGAAAGCAAGCTAAACAAATTGCTTTTGGACTTATTTATGGAATTGGTGCAAAATTACTAGCAGTAAAACTATCTGACCCAAAATCTGGTATTATAGTTACACCAGAAGAAGCCCAAAAGGAAATGGACATATTCTTTGGTCAACACCCCAAGTTGAAGACATTCTTGAAGAAACAAGAGAAATTCCTTAGAAAGAATGGGCATCTGGTATCATTATTTGGGAGGAAAAGAAGATTACCCCAAATATATTCAAATGATAAGGGAGAAGAAGCTTATGCTTTGAGATTAGCATTAAATTTCCCATGTCAATCAGCAGCATCTGATATGTGTTTATTTGGAAGTATTCTCATATACTACTTAATGAGACAAGGTAAATTACCCTCTACTAAGTCTGTATGTTTGGTACATGATGCTAATTATCAGATTACTAAACCAGAGAATATTAATATTTGGAGTATATATGAGATGTGGCAAATTTATAGGAACCCATTAACTAAGCCATACTTCGGCTTTCAGATAGATGATGTCACAATGGACATGGAGTTTGTTATTGGTAGGTCAATGGCAGAAGAGTTACCTTTTATTCCGGGTTATGATTATAAGAAAATGTTAGAACCTGATTTCTCAGTAGAAGAATATATGGAAGAACATAAGAAATATAAACACATACCTATTTCAGAGTATAAGAAACGTTTTAACAAACAAATGAAGCAATATGAAGAAGATTTTAAACGGGCCCACGGTATGGAGGGCTAAATGCCCAGTATGTGATTGCGAATTTGAATATGATACCAGTGAAACTTTTGGGGTTTATAATAAATCTGGGGATTATTTTAGGATAGTACAATGTCCTAATTGTAAAACTAATATAAAGCATTCAGATTCAGTATCTACCATTACAGGAGTGAAAAGAGAAGATACTATGTCTACATAAATAATATAAATTTATGGAATTATGGCAACACAGAAAGAGATTGATAATGCAAGTAAGTTAACTGCCCTCACTTATATGGTTGCAGGTTGCTTAGGTTATTCTATCGAAAATTTACTTAAGTATTTAGATGTGGTTAATCTAAGGTTGAGTGGACAAGAAAAGATGTTACTTAATCGATTAAAGACTCAGTTATCTCAAGTACAAACTAATCTTACTACTTTAGAGGGATTGGCTTTTAAAGTGATGGCTACAGATGAGGATGGTAAACTTGCTTATGAAGATGCCACCCATATTTATTGGGCTGCATTTTTAGCCTTACTCGATAGAGGTGGTACTGATAACTTATGCGACTTAAGATTAATGGCTTTGGTAGATAAGGTAAGCATCTATAAATCTCTTCTTAATTTGCCCGGTATGAAACTCTCTTATCAAATGGCTTTTGCTCAAGTAACTAAAGCAATAAGCAAAGGAGAATTTAGTAAAGAAGACTTTAAAAACCTATTAGAAGTTTATGAAGACGGAACTGAAAAAACTAAGGGTTAAATTTGAAGGTAAACTTATCGAGATTGATATCCAAAAGGAATTATCTATCAATGAGAATATCATTAATTCTCAGCTACGAGAATCTCCTTCTAGTTATTATGTACTTGCTTCTTTGAGAGATAAGTATATAAAAGAAAGGGATGCTCTAGCAAGGGAAAAAGAAGAAGCTTATTCGAATGCCTGGTTATATTATAAGGATGCTAATGAAAGGTGGAATAATGAATATGTATCTCATAAGGCAAACCTTAACAAGAAATATTCTTCCATCAATGAAAGGTATTTGAAAGCTGTAGAAAAAGCAAATAAGTTCATAACTATATGTAAGTGTTATGAGTCACGCGAAAATATATTAAGAACTATTAATGCGAACCTAAGAAAAGGTTAACCCATTGAACTATAAACAATTACTAACTTTTAAAAACAGTATTAGAATATGAATTATTCAATGACATTTATCTCACCTCTTGTAGCTGAGAAATTTAATCAAGAATTACCCGGATGCCCAACAGAAAACCGGGTACTTATTTTATCTCCAAAGGAGGTAAATCAAACTAAATCCGGTTTGATTATCCCTGAACAAGTAAAAGAGGGAGTTCCTCGTAAAGGGGTTGTAGTAAAGAGTGGGGAAATTACCGAAGAATACAAAACCTACCGAGAATTGGTTGCTGTAGGTAGAATAATTACCTATGGTTTGTATGCAGGTAAAGAACTTGAATTCGAAACGGACAAACTATCTCCTGCTCTCAAACAACTTTTAGAGAAAAACGTTCTTACCGTATTGAGTATGAACGAAGTAGTTTACTCAGAACCGAATAATTAAAACTAATCATTATGATAAAAGACAAGAAGAAAAAGAAAGTTTCATCAGAGGGTCTTTCTACAAAAGAAAAGATGCTAGCTAGAAAGAAACAGCTAGAATCTAAGGGAAATGGAAGTGGGTTAGTATATCCAAAAGAGGGAACTCTGAGGATGAGAATTAAATCTCCAGGTGATGACCAAGAATTGGGTATCGAAATTATTCAATTCTATCTGGGGGGCAATTTGGGAGGAGTTATATCTCCGGCTACTTTTGATGAACCTTGCCCATTTATGGAGAAATATCAAGAATTGAAAAACTCCAAGGATGAAGATGACAAGGAACTTGCCAAGAATCTGGTACCAAGAAGAAGGTACGTTGTTGGTGGTATCATTTACTCAGATGAAAAGGGTAGTAAGGTAGATTACGAAGGCAAAGATAAGGGAGTTTTAGTTCCTCGCTCAGTATACCAGGATATCATTGACCTTTACCTTGATGAAGATGAGGCAGGTGATATGACCGACCCAAAAACTGGTTACGATATTAAGGTAATTCGTTCTGGGTCTGGTAAACTAGACACTACCTATTCTGCCCGTGCTTGCAAACCAACCAAGTTGGATAAGAAATACCAAGGTACAATTGACCTTGAGGGAATAGTTCGTTCTCAAATCAAATCCTATGATGAGTTGGAAGATTTACTTTCACAGTATCTAAATGAAGACCATGGGGATGACGATGATGACGATAAGTCAAAGAAGAAAAAGAAAAAGGGAGTTCACAAAGACCATTACATGGAAGATGATGAACCCAAGAAAAAGAAAAGAAAATACAAATCTGATATTTAAGGGTTAGTAATATGGTTTCATTCGAAGGTGGTAATTAGATTCGTTCTGTTATCACCTTCTTTAGTTTAAAGACATTACATTATGGCAAAGAAATCTAAGGTTGGTTTAAAAGTACCAACAGCAAATGAGATGGCAAAGAAATATGGAAGTATGATTAAATTAGCTTCAGAAGTTACTGATACCGATTTATATATACCATCTACTTTCTTTGCTTTGAACTACTTATTCGGTAAGGGTATTCCTTATGGTAAAATCGTTGAGATTGCTGGAGAGGAATCCTCTGGTAAATCTTTAGTGGCTTATAACTTTGCTTATGCTACTCAACAACTTGGAGGTCATGTGATATGGGTAGATGCTGAACAATCCTGGATGAATTCATGGGCCGAAATCAATGGAGTAGACCCTGCAAGAGTAACTATTGTTAATGATACCCGTATTGAATATATTGCAGACGTAGTAGCAGACTTAGCAATTTATTTACGTTCTCAATTAACTCACAATGAACCGATACTCTTAGTAATCGATTCCATTGCAGCTACTGACTGTACTGATAATATAGATGCTAAGATGGTTGATGGTAAGGCAGAGATGGGAGGTAGAGCAAAGGCTCTTTATAAATACTTCCGTATCAGAAGTGAATTATTCTACAAACTGGGAGTATCTCAGATATATATTAACCAATTAAGAACTGCTTTGAATGTCGGATTTGGAAAAGATAATACAACAACTACAGGAGGTGCAGCACTTAAGTTCTATGCTTCAATCAGAGCTGCTTTCTATTCGGGAAGGTCTGTTACAATCAAACAAAACGGGAAAGAAAGAAAAGCTGGAAAACTTGTCACTATCAGACTTATTAAAAATAAAGTTGCGCCTCCTCGACCTACAATCAGCAAATGCCCTGTATATTTCAATCCTAAATTCCACGAAGTCGGGTTTGACAGATGCTATGCTTTAGAGGATGTATTGGTAGATACCGATGTAATCGAAAAAACTACTGGTGGGTATAAATTGAAAGGTAAAACTCTTGCAAGAGGGGAAGAGAAATTCCAAAAGCTTTTGGAAGAAGACGATGAACTTCGTAGAAAACTTTTACGGAAAGCCGGAGTAAATACCATAGGTACTACTAAAAAGCAACTGGAGAAAATAGAAACAAATCTATTCCCAGTCGATGGTGTAGAATATGAAAACTATTCAGATTCAGAAGAGGAGGAGGAAGACGATGAATAAGAAAGAGGTAGAAGGTATAGAGAAAGTAATTAAAGAGTACCTTAAGAAAAATTTGAGAATGGAATCTAGGGTTAGGTATCTAGATGCTTATAGCCAACCAGAGAATTATTTAGATGTATATCTTGGAGAGGAAAAAATTCAAGAAGTTTCACTTTATGAATTAGATTTTGGACGATGAGCAAGAAAACAATATTACTGATTGATGGAGAGAATATTCTCCATCAGTCTTTTCATAAGTTCGAAAAACTTAAATCTACCGATGGCAAACCAAGTGGGGCAATATTCGGATTTTTCAAATCTCTACATATGTATCTTACAAGGTTCGAACCGGATGAGGTTTATATTTCATTCGATAATGGTCATTCACCAGTAAGGACGAAGTTATTGCCCAATTACAAGGGACATAGAAAAAATATATCTGTAGATTACGAATCATTGCAAAAGCAAAAGGCAATTATAATGAAAATGCTGGGTATGCTAAGAATTAATTATATCTTAGATAAAAAGAAATCTACAGTATATGAAGGAGATGACTTCTTAGCATACCTTGCAATTAAAAAATTCCAATCCGAGAAAATGATACTTATATCATCGGATAAAGACTTTAACCAGTTGCTATCAAATAACCTGAGGATATATAATCCCAGAAAAGATGAGATGATAAGAATGGATAACTGCAAAGAATTATTCGGTTATCATTCTCATGAAACGGTAGAGTACCTTGCAATGGTTGGAGATACTTCCGATGATATACCAGGGTTCCCGGGTATAGGCCCAGTAAAAGCAAGGAAAATCCTTGATGAGGGTAGAATTGAGAAGTTTATTGCCCAGAGTAAGAACAAAGAATATCTTCAAATATGGAAAAGGAATGAACAGTTAATCGACCTTTTCTGGTTTGTAAGACATAATCCATTGGATAAGTTACCAATTAAGTCAAAGAAGAAGTTTAAGTATGAGAAATTCAAAGAGCTTTGTATCGAATACTCTTTAGCATCATTTTTGACAAATGAATTTATAAAACCATTTAAAGCATTACATCATGAGTAAGAGAATTATGTTTGTGGGTCCCTCTGGTATAGGGAAAACTACTTTAGCTAAGTATGTAGCTAAGAGAGAAGATCTACCTTTTATTTCTGGTAGTATGTCAGATTTATTACCTGCTACTGAAGGGGTATCACATAATGAAATATTATCCCTCGGTTCGGAGGCAATGTATAAAGCAGATTTTCAACTTCTGAACAAAAGGAATAGGTTATTCAAGGATAGAGAATACTTCGTAACTGATAGGAGTTATGCAGATTTGGCTGCTTATTTTTGGTATAAGCAATCAAGAACTTTACCAGAATGTGAAATGGAACATTTTTTCTGTCAATGTAAGACTTTAATGGAAGATCAATGTGATGTAGCAATCTTCTTACCATTAAATCTAGATACTTATAAGCATTGGTCAATGGAAGATAATGGTAAGAGAATACTTAACAGATTCTTCCAAGTTCAGATATCATCTCTTATGGGGGAATTGCTTGCAAATTGGGAAATACCCACTATTTGTATATCTGAGCTCGATTTAGGTATGAGAACGGAACAAATCAATTACCATTTAGATAGGATATGGGGAAAGAAGTAATAGCAATAGCCTTTTCAGATTTACATATAAATCTATGGGCTAAGTTTAATGAGAACAATCACAGGACCCTGAATAGTTTCAGGGTTTTGTCGATTATACAAAAACAATGTAGGAAGTATAATTGCCCAGCTTTATTCTGTGGGGACTTATTTCATAAGCCCGAGAATATGGACCAAGAACTTGATGAGATATGCTATAAAGAATTTAATAAGTACAATGATTATGACCCTCTATGGGTATACGCTATTTCGGGGAATCATGACATCAAGAAGGTAAGTAAAGCTGGTACACCTCCCTATAGCTGGCTTTATAGAGTAGAAAGGTATGGGATTTATATATTAGATTATGGGTCTGCTATCTTATCTTCTAATCATAAGGATATAAAAGTATATGGTGTACCTTATATTGATAATAATGTCGGTCTAAGTGAATATTTAAAGAATATTGAATTAGATAAAAGTCTTAAGAATATACTTTTACTACACACGGATTATCCAGGAGCAAAGGACACCGATGGTAGGGAAATAGATTCTGTAGAGAATCTTAATGTTAACCTTCTCAATAAGTTCGATTTAGTATTATGTGGACATATTCATAAACCTCAAAGACTTTCGAAAAAGGTCTATATGATTGGGGCAACTAACCATCAAAGAAGAACCGATAGAGATTGCGAATTGGGTTATTGGAAAATATATGAGGACCTATCAATGAAGTTCATCCCTTTAAGGGAATTCCCGAAATTCATTGATGTAGAATCTGAGGAAGATATTAAAGATGATGGCAATTATTATACTGTGATTCCCAAGAAAACTAGTACTCCCGTTAATAACAAACATAAGATTACTAAGCAACTTTCTAAGAAGTCACTAGCAAAGAGGTACTTAAAAGAGAAAGGTATCAATGATAAGGTTAAATCGAACCTATTAATAGAAACACTTAAAAAGGTAGAGTCATGCTAAGTTTTATGAATATGGATGTAGTGGGTTTTTGTTCAATAGAAACCCTGCATCTACAACTAAATCCAACTTGTACCATCCTTATCAAGGCACCAAATGGGAAAGGGAAATCAACTATTCTATCGGCATTAGTATGGGCAATATATGGGAAAAATCTAAAGGGTGTATCTGATGTAAATACCTGGAAGGAAGTAAGACCCAAAGATTACAAGGGGACTATGGTCCAGGTATTCTTCCAAAAAGACACCCATACTTATAAGATTATCCGATGTCAAAAATATGAAGAAGTACTTGAGGATGGTGCAAAGGGCAAAGACCGATTAGTATTCATCAAAGATGGTGATATAATTGACATCAAAGGTAAGGGTAAGATACAAGATGCCATAAACCGAGAGATAGGTTTATCATATACTCTGTTTATGAATTCTATAATGTTTGGTCAGGGCATCAAACGATTAATACAAGAATCTAATTCTGATAAGAAAAAGATATTCGAAGAAGTATTTGATTTAGAATTCTTAAACCTTGCCAAAGGCATTGCATTACAAGATAAAAATAATATAGTGGCCCAGATAAATGAGGTAGAGCATCAATCTCAATTATTAAAGAAAGAATTAGAGGCAAACAAGGAGGCTTACTTCGACTTAAGAGATAGAGAGAAGTCCTTTAAGAAGAAGAACAGAGAAGAAAGGAAATCCTTGAAGCAAGATAGGGAGAAACTAACCAAGTTACTGATACAAAAACAAAAACAGATTAAAGATGAGGTAGATGCTTCTATAAAGATTAAGATTAAAAATCAGAACAAATTAATCTCTGATATCAGGGGTAAATTGAATAATGCTAAGAAGATATCCAATGTATCTCTCAAAGAGGTCATTAAGGAATTAGTAATACAGTTAGAAGGAGGTAACTACAAACGTGCATTACGAGATGCTAAATCAATATATAATGCGTTCTCTGATATTGAAAAATATGAGAAGAAATACTCAAAAGCCCAAGATAGGTTGGAAGAATTAGAGAACGTGGATGAACGATATAAGAAATTGAAATCTGATTGTGATGATATTGCTGATGACCTTGCTTCTATTGACGAAGATTTGGCCAAGCTCAAACAGGAAAAGCTTAAGGTCATGTCTCCCAAGTATAAACAGAAGCTTAAAGAGATTAGGAAAAATTTACGGAAAGTTGATGAGGGTTTTCACAATAAAGAATTAGAGTTAGAGAATTATAATTGGTTAATTAATGACCCTCTTGGTAATAATGGGATTAAGGCCTATCTCTTCGATTCATCTCTTGAATTCCTTAATAGAACTCTGGACAAGTATTCAGAGGTACTTGGGTTTAGAATAGAGTTCAATATAGACCTGGGAACTGCAAGAAAAGATTTTGTTACTCTAATAGAAAGGGATGGGATGATTATGGATTATGATGAACTTTCGGGAGGTGAAAAACAATTATGTAATGTAGCAATGGCTTTTGCCATGAATGAATCTCTCACAGCATCTAAGGGTATTAATATTGCATTCCTTGATGAGGTATTCGAATCTTTAAGTTCAGATAATGTAGAAGTAGTTACATCATTGATACGTCACATATTCAAAGAGAAAACTTTATTCTTGATAACCCACTTGGATTCACTTCCTCTCGGTAATACCAAAATCCTGCAAGTGGAAAAGACCCAAGGCCTGAGTAAGTACCAATTACTATAATGGTATATAACTTTAACAAGACAGGAAGATGAAAACTTTTAGTAATTTATACTCTGCTATAAAACATGGTAGAAACATAATACTTAGGCCTAAATGGAAACCCAATGTACCAGGTCATAAGTATTATGTTTCTAAAAATGGTAGAGTTTACAGATATCTTGGGGATTTTAAATGGGTAAGGATTTCCGTATATTCGGATGGTAAACCCGATAGTTATCTAAAGTGTAAGATAGATTTAAAATCTTGGTTATTACATCGTTTAGTAGCTACTATTTACCTTCCTAACCCGGATGGTCTACCAGTAGTAATGCACCTCAATAATAACAAAAGGGATTGCAGAGTTAAAAATCTTAAATGGGGCACCGAGTTAGATAATACCTTACAGGCTTGGTTTGATGGTTGTTTACCAACTCCAAATAAGATTATTTATTATAACGATGTACATAACCTTTATAACCAAGGTTTGAGTGTAAGGGAGATAGCTAACATATTACCGATTCATATCTCTTCAGTTCGTAGAATCTTGAAAGGTAAGGGTCTTATTAAGTATAAAGATAAATTTTGTTATGTCAATAAACAGCAAAAATAAGGGTTCAAGATTCGAAAGAAAGATAGGGGCTTGGTTTACGAAATGGACCGGGTACAAATTTGAAAGAAACAGAGCCGGGAGTGGAGCTTGGCATTCAAACAAAGACTCCACTTCTGATTTAACCTGTACTGATGAAAGGCATGCTCATAGATGTAAGATATCTATTGAATGCAAGAATTATAAAGAGATTAAATTTGAACATCTACTCTTAGGTAATAAGGGATGCGATATATTGAAATTCTGGGAACAAGCTTCTAAGGATGCAAAAAGAGCAAATAAAGTTCCTATACTCTGTATGAGATATAATTCAATGCCCTCAGAAGAATTTTTCTTTGTAGTTGGAAAGGATTTATCTTCCGTATTCTATAAACCCCTATTCGATAAAGCCAATATTATGGTAATTGATGTACCAAAGATAGATGAGATTCTTTATGTATTCATGGCTAGTGACATATTGAAGAATGTAAACTATAAGTTAGTACATAAACAAGCTAAGTTAATTCTTAAAAACCGGTAACCTATGAAGAAGCATACCCCATACTCATATTGTATATTTTACCTTGAAAGGAAGTACTGTGATAAAATCAATAAAGAACTCAAAGAAAAGGGGTATGACCAAATCAAGGCAATTATTCCTATGGTAAACGTATTAAGAAAAACCACAAAGGGTAAGATGGTATTCGAAGAAGTACCAGTATTATTCAATTATGGTTTTATGAGAATGCCTACTAAATTAGCATTCTCAAGGCCATTTCTTAATAAGTTACGTAGAAATATATCTGGTATCAGAACTTGGTTACGTAATACCGAGACAATGCACCCAAGAAAGAAAAAGGTAAGGATTGACAATGCAGAAGAATTTGATGATTTCTCTTTAGTGGCTACTTGTAGTAGAAAAGAAGTAAGGCGATTTAAACGTATTGCTAGAGAGAATAAGAAGTTTTCCGTAGATGATTTAGTCAATGTAAAGCCTGGAGATTACTTAGTATTACGGGGTTATCCTTATGAGGGAGTAGATGCTACAGTATTAGAGGTTGACCATCTTTGTAAAAGAGTAAAAGTTCTTATATACCCTGAAATGGGAAGAATGGAAGTATGGTTACCTTTTGACAACGTTATCTATAGTGTATATTTAAATCATGACCCAGATAAGCTTTATGCTAATTCTGGGGAATATGACCCTAATCAGATAACCAATGAAGCAATTGATAGTATAATGAGATATAGGAGAATTTAATGTTATGAACGAAGCTCAACAAAAAGCCTGGAGTTGTTTAATTGATAAAGAACAACAATCATTATTCCTTCAACTATCAGAAAGTAAATCTTCATGGGAAGCTGGTGAAATTTTAAAGTTATCTCATTACAAGTATCTTGAAATCCGGGAACGGTCAGAGAAATTCTTTAGGCTATTCTCGGATTTTTTTGAGAAACACACTTCTATTTTTCGACCAGATTGCCCCTGTGAGAGGAATTTCCAAGATTATATGGAGGGATGTTTAGAGAAACGATTAAAAAGAAAAGAAGCAAGCTTATTCACAGGAGACTCAGCTCAATTACTCCCAAAGGTAAACTCTAAAAATATAGAGAGAAACATGAAGAGGTTAAAGGAGTCTGAGAATGAATGGGACATAGATACTCTAAGATTAATTCTTGAATTTGATAGGTGGAATAACTTTAGAATACTTCCAAGGATGCTACAACAGCCATCTGCATTTAAAAGGCGGTCGAATAAGAAGGATAAGATATATATCAAGTATCTTCTTAATAGAGTACCGGATTGGATGCACACTAAACTCAAGGAAAGGTTTAGGTATAAAGTAAAACCAGGAAAGAAAAAGTATTGGGTAGCTTTAATATCTGAGGACCTATATACCGATGGTTATCTATTATTACCAGTAAGACCTTTGGATGAAGTAGTAGATGAATTTAGTAGATTCTACATGTATGTATTTAAAACTAAAGATGATGCTGATACCTTTGGTTTTATGGTATCTAAGTTCATGATTAAAACCGAATCTGTTAAGCTTGGACAAAAATTCTGGCCAGAGTACCGTTGCTGTGTGGAAAGAGCAGTAAACTATAATCAAGTGAACAACATAGAATTCAATATTAAGAAATTGGATATGGCTTATAACACACATATCAAGAGAAAGCATAAAAAACCTAAATCCACTGCTGCGAACCGAGCAAAAACCTCGGATTTTTATAAAAATAAATAGAGAAATAAGATAAGATTAAATTATTTATTCTTATATTTGCAAAGAAAATAAATGAATACTTAAAATATTAATGATATGGCAAAAAAGAGTAGAAAAGACATGAAAGCTCCATCCAAGGAGAAATCAAATTTCCTTGGTGCTTCTGGGAGAAACATGACTTATAAGGATTTAAAGAGAAAGGCTATCATATTAGGGATGCCTTTCCCTGATGCTTGTTCTGCTGGGGTATTTGACTTATTACATTATATCAATGTATCAGAAGAAAAGCCCGATAAATCGTTAATTGATAAATATGACGATTGGATGGATAAGCAATTAGAAAATATTGGGTATTCGAAAGATGACCCATTAAGAAATTCTCGATTAAGGCTTGGATTTCTCGGAGAAGAAGGGGAAAATGGGCAAAGAAGAACCAAACGAGTTCCTGGGATAAAGAAACCTCGAGAAAAGAAACCACCAAGAGAGAGGGATGAATTTAATCTTATCAAGGGTACAAAGAAATCTTATGTATTCGAATTAACTGCAAAAGGTTTTGAACTTGATAGAGTTATTCGGAGAATGAAAAAGAAATTCCCCGAAGCAAATGAGAAATCTATCAATCTTTGGTATAGAATGGCAAAGAGGAATATAAATGGTAAAACTAAAGGAAAGTAACAACGGACCCATACGACCAGATAGATATTATATATGGACTTGGAGACCAGATACTACCAATAAGATTGTTACTGAAAAGAAATTATATAGGAAACATCTAACCGGTATACCATACTTTACTAGACATCAAGTAAAGGTTACCTTAGTTTATCTTTATGGTGTAGATGTTCTTCAGTATATCCATATAATATCTGGGAGGAAACTTATAAAACAAGGCATTAGAGAATTATCCGATATGAATGGTAAACTTCTTAAAAAGGGTAGTACTAAATTCTGGTTTAAGGGTAAATTCGTAAAAGCAAGGAAGTTCATAATGCCCGATGAATATCACATAGATAAACACCGACGAAGAAGATTTATGGTACAAATGCACCGAGTCTTTAAGTCTAAAGGAAAAAAGGAATTCAATGAAAGGTACTCAATCAAACTCTATGGACAACGGCAAGGCATATCTCCCAAGTATACAAGGCAAAAGAGATTACAAATCAATCTTGCTATCCTACAGGATTTACAACAGGCTGAGTCAAGAGGAGAAAAATAAATTCAATTTGTTATTCATGCAGTATCCCCCATTGGTAGGTTCATTGGCTTTATATTTAAGAAAGAAGATGAACATCCCAATACAAAAGGTACTATTTATCAAAGCACAAAGGGATATGCTTGAAATATTCGATGAGGCATCACTTAAATTTTTAGGGTATTTGCCTAAAGAAAGGTTTATTAAGAAGTCTCTATTATTTCAAGGGTTTGTTCCATTAGAGAGTATTAAACTTAGAAGGTCTTATGCTTATATAATGACAAATAGGATGATAGAAAATAAAATATGGGTCTACCCAATTCGATTATCCGATAACTATAAAACAATGATAAAAGGGGAATACAAATCCTATACCGAAGTATTTGGGAAGGTGGGTATTCCTGGGATAACTAAAATTAAATATAGCAATGAATAATAACGAAGGTTTTAAAATCACAGCACATCAACCAGCAAACCCATTTGCAGGTAAGAAGTTTAAGATAGTCACTTATCAAGGTGACAAGGAACTTGCCTCTCAGGCAATAACAATTGAATCTCAATTAGAATTAAAGACAACTCTAGATGAGATAAAACAATTCAATATTGCTCAGGAGGAATTAGTAAAATCTGGGTATACTCAGAAATCTATACTGGTAAAGAAACTTATAACAGAGTGATATAAATAAATTATTAACCAACTTAAACATTACGAAAATGGCTAAGAAGAAAAAAGAAGTGGAACTGAAAGAAGTTTCCAGAACAGAAATCAATGGTGCAATCATCATTAAGTACGAAGACGGTTCAGTAAAGATTATCCCTGCTCCTATCATGCTTTCTGCCGAAGAAGCCGAAGACCTTTTTGGTTCTGATTCCGAAGAGGAAGAAGAAGAAGAGGAATCGGATGATGAGGAATCGGATGATGACGATGATGATGATGATGACGATGAGGAATCGGATGATGACGATGAGGAATCGGATGATGACGATGAGGAAGATGATGATGATGATGATGATGATTCCGAAGAGGAAGAAGAAGAGGAAGAACTGACCGGTGAAGAACTTGCCGAAATGGACTTCGAAGAACTTGAGGATGTCTGCGACGACAAAGACCTTGAAACTGACCCAGACGATTATGATGAAGACGACATCGAAAAACTCCGTAAAGCAATTGCCAAAGAACTCGGTCTCAAATTGCCGGCAAAGAAAGAAGCCAAAGGTAAGGGCAAGAAAGGGAAAAAGTAATCTGGTAACCGTATTCAAGATTTAAAAGAAGGTAGGGAAATTTCCCTACCTTTACTATCAACTATTAATAAACGTAGAAGTTTACTTATAATAACCATTAACTTATAAAACATTAAAAATTATGGCAACAAAGAAATCAGACTCCAAGAAGAAAGGGGATAAGGAAAAAGACCCAGAAAAAGAAGCTAAACGTAAAGCTCGTCAAGAGGCCCTCAAGAATCGGCCGGCTGAACAACGCCCTAACAGCAAGCAAATCGACGTTATTGCCATTAACGACAAATCCAAGGTAATGAACTTTGGTTATGCCGTTAAGAACAAGGAAGGCTATCAGGGTGTAGTGGTTACTTCTGTATTGGTTACGGATGGCAAACCGGTATCAACTTCAGTTTCATTCGTTCCGGGAACTCTTACCGTTAAGTCTAAGAAAGGACATGGCGTTATTTGTTCTCCGAAAAACAAAAAGGCTAAGGAAGAAGAAGAGGAAGAATCAGAAGATTAAACTCTAACTTACTAACTACTATCCCATATGTCTGCTATATAAATTTAGAGTTTAAGTTCATATGAATAACATCTACACTTAGGACGTTGTTCAGCCAAAAGCTCATTGCCTGTGAAGGTAGTGGGCTTTAATTTTTTATACCCATGGAAGAAGAGAAATTAGCAATTCGAAAGAATATTCGAATACTTGCATTGGATAATCTAATAAATACTTATACTGATGCACTAGAAGATAAAGAATTAAACCTGGGACCAGATGAAAGGGAACTTGCCATCAATATAATAAATGAGGCAAGAGAAATGCTATCAGAAGAAACTCAGGAAGTATCTAACCAAGTAATGCAAAGACCCAAATGGAAAAAGACTTAAGATTATTAGTGGGAAACATTAATCAAACTCTCAGAGAATTAGATTATGTTTCGTACCTTAAAAAGGTAGCTCTTAGTAAGGGTAAGAAAGGCGAATACCAATCCCATAGGTTGAAGAGTAATTATCTGAAAAGAAAACTCATATCTCTTAAAGGAGCCCTGAATAAAAAACTTCATGGGACTTATATTGTTGCCCAATTTAATTTTATAAGGGGGGAACAGAAAGAAACTTTTGAACAAACTTTTACGGACTTATCTCAGAAAGAGGTAGAAGATATACTTCAACTCGAGGCAGTTTTAAAACAATGCAGTTTAGAAATCCTAGAAATTAAAGAAATCCCAACCCAAATTAGGAAGGTATAACTATGGTATTATGTAAATAGGAAATTCAATTATTCACCTAATATAAATGAAAATGGCTAAGAAAGACGAAAAGAAGAGTAAATCGGAATCCAAGACTCCGGAACTCACAAAGGCTAAGAAAGCTTTGGATGCTTACCTTAAAGAGAACAAGTTGGACCCTACTAAGGATTGGACCAAAGACAAGAAACATGGTAAAAAGGTTACCGAACTTGTAAACAAGCTCAATAAGGAAAGAGACAAAGTTGCTGCTGCCTATCCTGAAGCTGACCAAGAGAACAACAAGAAATTGGTAAAACTCCAGGAAAAAGAGAAGAAGGAAAAAGCTGAGAAGAAGGCTGCCAAAGAGAAAAAGGAAAAGAAAGGAAATGGTGGTAGAACAGCTACCAAATACGATTATCCTCTCATCGATGGCCGAGAAATGACTTCGGCTGAGAAGAAAAAATATCGTATGGAGCAAAGAAAACTTGCTTCAGGTAAGGCTCCCAAGGAGGAAAAGGAAACTAAGAAAAAGAAGGAAGAAAAGGTAAAAGAAAAACCGGCTTCCGATAAGAAAGATAAGAAGGCCAAAGACAAGAAGAAAAAGAAGGCCGCTAAAGAAGAAGATTAATAAGAGCACTTTTTACTTTTACTTATCATATTTTTGAGTATTCGTTAATAATGGTAGAAGGCCTGGCAATATAAAAATTGTTCAGGCCTTTTATTTTCTAATTAAGTCGAAAATGGAACAAGAAGTATATAAACCAAAACTTAGAATCACTACACTATCAGAGAATGGTACCCCATTATCCGATAGGTTGGTAGATGCCTATACCGAGATGAATTCAGGTCCAAAGGTACAGCATAACGGTCCCATAAGAGTAGAAGTAACTCTTACTAATAAACAAGATATTGATAACTTCAAAGAATACTTAGATAGGTTATCTGGTACATTGCCTGCTAAGGCACCCAATGTGGGCAGAGGAAGACCTGCAGGGTCTACAACTAAGGAATTGGAATCACCAAGGGAGGATATTCTTGCAGATGTAGAGAAAATGATTGAAGAGGGTAAAAGCCAACAAGATATCATTAAATATCTTAGGGGATTGGGATTTGTATTTATCCTTACTGAAGATTTTCTATTTCACTTTCCTGGATTTGAGTTTAATAAAAAGGATGTGGGAGAAGCAACCGACAATAAGCAATATCCAAATTCATTCTCTTGGATGGCAAGATGTATCAAACGAGCTAAGGACCCAAAAGCAGATAAATTTGACCCAATGGTAATCTTTGGTTTTAGCATTCTTGGGGGACCCTCGAAAAAGATTATCCCATATCTCTATAAGGAAAGGAAGAAACCATTAAGGGCCCAAGTTGGTAAAAACGTAATCTCTTTCTCTCAGGCAGAATTCACTAAACTTCCTACTTTCATGTTAGAAGATGAAAGGGTTAAATTCTCTACAGAACAGAGGCAATTACTCCTTAATCCAGAAAAGAAACCATCTAAATTCTTTATGAGATGGTCAAGGGATGTGTTATTGCCCAATTCGGTATACGAAAAGTTAAAGAATAGAGATGGGCTAATCTTTAAAAATGATTTTGTAAATGAAAAGAGATAATATACCAGGTTTAGAAGGGTATTAAATCCTAACCTAAGATCCTTCAATAGAATCCGCTAACACTTACCTCCGTATTTATTAAAAGAGTATTTTATATAAAATAATTTTAGTATATTTGCATAAAGAAAATTTAATTATGAACAAGGAAACAAAAGACATCGTAAAGCTCATTGCTGGTATTCAGATTGAATCACTCAACTCAATCAAAGAGGATGTTAAAAATGGGAATGATATTGCCCAAGACTTAATCAAAAAACTCCTTCAGATTGAGGATGACGAAATAATTCGAGCACTAGATGAGCACATTGAATTATACGTGGAAATCGAGAATACTCCTCAACTGATAAATATGCTAAGTGAATACCAAATGCTGGTATGCTCTCACATATTATTCAGAATGGAAGATGAATGGGTACATACTAATTCTCAGGGAGTACTTGGTACCTGGGCAATCTTCCAGAGGGCAAATCTCAAATTCCACCCAGAACTAACACTTTTAAAATTTTAATATAGACATGGAAAAGAACGAATACTTAGAATCAGTAGAAATGAACACTGGAGTCGAAATGATTCCTTGCGAATCCTCTAACATTGAGGGCTTTGGTTATGACTCAAAGAAAAAACAACTTTGGGTTGCTTTTAAAGGTAATCGAGTTTATCGCTATGATGATGTACCTTATGAAATCTGCAACGGTTTACATCAAGCAGAATCAAAAGGTAAATACCTTGCAAAGAACATTAAAAATAAATTCGAAACTACAGGTTATGAACTCAGAAACTAAATTCATATTGGGCTTGGTAACCTTGGGGGCAGTGATTTACTTTATTGGTGAGAATAGAACTCATCCAGTAGAAGTGAGCACTGCTCCTTCTCGTTTTGAAAGTCCAATAACCAAGTTAATCTCTCTTCAAGATAGCATTGGCATTAAACCAAAAGAAGAGAAGAAGCAATGGTATAAATATAGGGTAGAAATAGAAACGATTCCAGAAAATCAAATCTATAAGATTGAGAAATCTGGATACCAGCAATATGAAGTTTCTAGATTGGGTGAAACTTATTCTTATGTAACCTACGAATTTACCTCAGACAAGGTAATGACCACTCAAGAAGCCTATGACTTCGTAAAGAAATATCCTGAAAGATGTACAAGGGTACCCAATACATCACAAGATAACATTTACGATAAATATAACGAGGATTATGAAGATTACATAAATGATCCAGAGGATGAAATTAACTATCCTCCAGAAATCTTCGACTTCCTAGCCGATTAACCCGAGCAAATAGAAAATAATTCAAATAAAATTTTTCTATTTAAAATAAAGTTCTTATATTTGTATCAGAAAAAGAAATTAATCATTTTACTAACATTTTAAATATAGACATTATGAAAAAGAATGAAACAAAGGTTACCAACCTTATTAGCAACAAGGTTGCTGAACAACTTGAAGGAATCAAAAATTCCAAGACTACAACTCCTAAGGCAAAGGCCAAAAAGACCAAAAAAGAATTGGTACAAGATGCTCAAGAAGCTGCTACAAACTTTGCCAATGCTAAATTGGTAGAACTCTCTCCTAAAACCAAAACTTCCAAAAAGGAACAGGTTGTCAAGGAAGTTAAGGAACAACAAAAACCCTCCATCATCGAACAGGTAATTTCTAATCGGGAAGTTAAATACGTATACCCTGCCGATGTAGTTGATACTCTTGCTCGGAAGAAATGGAGACAACAAACTCGAAACGAACTCCATCGATTGGAACTTGCAATGGCTCGTATCAAGGACCAGAACTCCAAGGAATTCAAGGCTGCTGCTAAAGCATACGAGGACTTTAGAAAGAAAGTCCTCAAACCAGAACAAGTTGCATAAACCTTTATTAACCAGGTGCCCGGGATAATTACCTGGGCATCTCAATTCATACAAAATGGATTACACTACCTTCTCTGATAAAGAGATGCTTAAGCAGGACAAAGAATTGGTAGAATTACATAAACGATGTTGTAAGTCCTATCTAATCCAACATTCACTTAAGCACTCCAAGATTAAGAAGTTCTTTATCGTTTACGATTGGTATATAAATACCGATAACGTAAGGAATTTCTTTTTCAGGCCTATAAACCTTTTCATTCAGGCATTGCTTTTAGGGCAACTTGATGAAATATCCGATTACATTAATCCTAACAAAAATGGAAAACGAAAAAAGAAACGAACCAGAAAAGTATAACGTACTTTATTGCAAAGGTAAATATCAGTACAAATCTAAATATCCCCAAATAGAAACTAAACATAAGGTTATCTATGCAGGGCCAGTAGAACCAATGGCACCCATCTGGGATAATGTATCAGATATATTAAGGAAATCTGATAGAATTTGTACTGAATCTCGAAGAGAATTAAAGAAGTTAGAGGAACGTTCACAGAATAACCTTTACTTCAAGAAAAATGGTATTACTCATATAATCGTATACAAATGTTTAGAGAAATAGTTAAAGACCTATATATAGGCAAATCGAAGTTAACCATAGAATGTAACCAAAAGGAAATACCCCAAACTACTCTGGTTCAAGACATATTACAGAATACTGGATTTACGGGTAATATGCCCGACTACGGTACCTATGGTAATTTCAAGGATGGGAAATTTGAGATTACTCCAATGATGCCTAAGCATTGCCTATTTATTACTGGAGTACCCAAAGGGGCAATCCTTGATAATTTCCGAGTTAGAAGAACATATTGGTCCTCTTATTATGAGGATGATGTAAGAGGGTACTTATTTCAAATTACAGATGAAAGTATACCTCGTTTAATAATCACAAACTAAATCTATATGGAAGCAATCGATTACGTAAAATTATTTAAGCTCGACCAAGAGAATTATGATTTTAAAAGGGAAGAGTTTATATCCGAATTAGGTAAAGAATTTCTAGATTATTGCCAAACTACCACAATTGGGGTAGATAAAAAGACTGGCAATATATACTACTACCGATTTAGGGAAATAGTTAAGAATTTCGAAACTAAATTCTGGGCAATCTCAGAACTTAAAATAGGAGAACCATTAACTCAGAAATTATGGAATGCCTTTTTCGCTACTCAGGTAGTTCCTTTAAGGCAAAGGTTATTCCCAAAGGTTCAGAAATTAATCGAAGAGCAAAAGGGGATAACCAATAACCGTAGTAAACAAGACAAAAAACCTACGAACCATAAAAAGGCAAACTATGGCAAGGGAAATCACAGACCTGCATGGGAATAAATTTAAGGTAGGAGATTATAAACTTTGCCTTAATATTCCCATCACTGGGAAAGGTAATTTAGTATTCACCAGGGACCTAATCTCTGGTGAACCTTTTAATTTATCAGTAAGTAAGAAAAAATATAAGGGATATTTCTATAACCTATCTTTGAATCTGTATGTAAGGTTTGATTTAGAGTATATAGGTTATGATGAAAGTTCCGATATCAGAAAATCTCATTTGTATGTCAGAAAAGGAAAATAAAATAGTAAGATTCCCAAGACCTATGGGGACTACTGCAATGGCATTAGAATATCAGAAGAACCCAAATGATGAACTTCTGATAAAGATACACAACTACATTATTAATCAATGGCTGATGGGTAATGGAGTATTATGTGGTATCACTTATGATATCAATACATTCTCATACCGTATGGGTATAGATATTAACTACATACGGGTATTTATGAGAGATAGGCTATTAAGCTCTAGAATATGGGATAAAGAAAAAGCAGAAGATTTACTTCAAGCGTTAATGGGAGAACAACTAGCATGGGCATTAGAAGACCGTATGGAAATAGCCCATCAGGTTAATATCCTAAGAGAATCTCAGGGAGGGAAATACGTACCGTTTATATCTGCCGAGCTGGGAAAGGCCCTTAAGTTAAAGCTTGAATCCTCTACATCTCTGCAATCAATAGTACGTAATCTTACTGGAGGAAGTACTACAAATATCTTTGCCCAATTTAATCAACAGAACAACGTAACACAGCAAAATGCAATTACTGTTGAAGAGGCCCGTCAAATCGTATTGGAATCACAAAGGGTATTAGATAAACCAGAAGAGGCTAAACTATTGGAGGATAGGTATGACATTAAGTCTCTACCTGAAGTAGTTGCTACTAAACAAGAAGGAGTAGATACAAGTAAAGAGGGTCTTAACCTTAATAAAGCAGAGTTAATGCAAATTACTGATGATTATAAGGGAGCTATGTCTTCATTCTCTAAAGAACATCATGAACTACGTAGAGAAATCGAAATGCGTATAGACCCAGACGAAGAAGACCCAGAGTTATACCAATATGAAGACTTTGAGGAAGAAGAGAAAGAGGACGGCTCATTTGCATCTCAATTCCTCCGAAATAGTAAGCTTCCATAGTTATATCCGGATATTGCATATTTAAAAAGAAAGAATTATATTTGCATATCAATTTTAAAATAGACAAAAATATGGAACTACCAAAGACATCTTACAAAGAGACTCAGGTTAACAAGGTTAATCAGGGTACATACTTTAAATTAAAACCAACTGATACTGCTCCAGTATGGGTAAGAGACCATTATGATAAATCATCTAAGACTTATGCTTGCCATAAGTATGATGACTCAAATCATGAGAAATTTCTCAAGGGAACAAGGAAAATATACATTGACTTTACATTTTAATCACATGAACTTATTTAAACGAAAGAGATGCTGTAGTGAACTCATTGCCCTTAAAAATGGCAACTTAATATTCAAATTGAGTAATACTCATATCAATGCTGCTTATAATACTTTACAGGCAATAATGAGGAAATCTGGTATATTCGATGAGAATCTATATTTCGATGTCTATCAGGAATATCGGAAACATTATGCTATATACGACGTAGTACCATCGTTGCTAAGGTATAAGATACCCTTGATATTTTCGGGTAGATACCCAAAGAAACTATTCGATAATCAGTTTACTTTTGAGGAATTAATACCGAATAATTTGGTATATCATAGTTTACCCGAAAATTTTAGATTACCAGAAAGCTTAGAGAAAATTCTTTTAGAAGTAAGAAAAAGGGTATCTGCTTATATAGACCAAGAAGATATATCAGACCAGGGTTATAGGGATTTGGTTCGAATGAATTTCGTAAAACAATGGGATGTATTTAGAAAGGACCCATCTCTTATAGATTGCTATATGGATGCTCAATTGGGCATGCTATATATGTGGGCTAGAGTAGAAAATAAAACAATCGTAAAGAATATAATCGAAAGAACTCAAGATGAACTAGCTCAAGAGTTCTTATCTAAATATCAACAAAATGGAAAATAAAGAAAAGTTTGCCTTCAGAAATGTAAACATGTCTCAAGGTGTAGAGGTAGAATTTATTAAATTGCTTACCTCATTAGAGACTAAAAGTGATGAAGATATTATTAAAGCTTTTAAAGCTCAATTATCTTCTGGAGTATTAACTTGTCATGCAGAAATGTTATCTAGAACACCAAATCAGATAATATTTCAAACATCTCAATTCAGTAAACCCTATAACTTTTACAAAAACTGGGAACTATGGGTATTCTCTAATATCCTGGGTGTATGGACTCTAAATAGGTTTAGGATATGATTACAATGAAAAACCTCCAAGTAGAGGATATAAAAGATGAATGGTTATATAATGCTTTAACACAGGGCATCAAGGAATGTATAACTGCTCCAGTCCTAACTTTGGACCCAACAAAACCAGAACCCATTAAGAGGGCAGAAATGATATTAGAGAATTTCTCTCAGGAGGATTCTCCAGTAGTAGCTACTGTAATTGCTCCAGGCAATTTCATACAGATGATATTACCGAAACATGAGATACTTCTATCGGTAATGTTTATCTATAAAGAGAGAAATACCTATGTACAACTCATAATACAAAAACTTGCTTATGAACGAGAAAAGATTACCACCAAGACTAATGGTTCTGATAGTGGTACTGAAGGGTGAAAAGGTATATAAAGTACCTATTAGGTCCGAAATAAAATTAGACCACCTAAAGGATTTCAATACATTGAGGAGAATCCTTACACCTTTAGTACAACTATACCATGGGGTAGGTTTTGATACTAGACTTACTTACAATGAATTCAGTATCTTCATTAATGACCTACAACATTTGGGATATGAACAGTTAGATGAGTATTACTCGGGTATACAAGAATTAGTAGAAGCAAAACCCATTACTAAGAATGACCAAGATGTTGAGAAAATACGGAATGGGTTACTTACCTCTCTTAAATCTCAGGAGTTATCAGAGATATTAGCTACTAAACTAAAGCAAGCCATACATGAAATATTTGAAAACGAAAAGAAGAAAGGTGGACTAATGTACAAGGAACCCTCTTTAGAACCTATGGAGAGTTCAATTATAAGAGAGGCTCTATATTTGCTAACTCCCCAATTACCTTAATAATTGAAAGGCAGTCTAATCCACTGCCTTTCTTAGCGTATACACATCCTCAGCCTCCTTAAAAATAAAATAGATATATTTTTCTATAAAAATAAAAATGCTTATATTTGCATATCATTTTAAAAATAGACAAAAATATGAAAACGAACTCAGTAACTTACAATCAAGCAGACGAACTAACTAAGATAGTTCGCAATTTCTTAGAAAAGAAATCTACATTTGAACTTGACTCTGATGAACAGGGTAGTCTTCTTAATTTCCTAATGGGACTCTTAATCAAACTAGAAGATGATTACAAACTCAATTGCTTGGACATTAATCAGGTACAAATCTATGATACCACCTATTATTCTTTCATTTTCGAATCCATGGTAACTGCCAATACTAATCCCTATAAGGGACAATTAGCATCTGCTGCAGTTCAATTCATGAATGAATTTACCGATAACGATGGGAGGTTCATATCATTCAATTAACTCCAGAACATCAGAATTATTTAACCAACTAAATAAATAATCACTATGGTAAACTTATATAAATTACTCAACGTACTGGAACAGGGCATGTCTCTGTTCCAACTTAATAAATGGAAAACCGAAGGCATCTGGTATCCAATCACTCAATACAAAAAGGAATCAGATGAAATACAGGTAGTAACTAACCTATTTATTGCTGACCAGGAACAGTACCATATCCAACTATCGGGTAATTATCCAGAAGAATCCGATGAATGGAATAACTTTCTAAAGGAAAACCAATGGAAAATCTACCCATTACTTGCAAACATAATGCAAGTCTTCTTGCCCACAGGGAACTATCAAATATTCTATACTCAATATCCACAGGGATTCATATCCATAATAGCTAAGCCCCATGATAAGTAAAGAACTCAAATCACAATTAAGTATTCTCAAGGAAACTAACCCAGAATATATTCAAACCCTAAAGGATGCCGTAACGGCATCCTATAAGGCAGAACTTCAGGCAATCAAACCCAGTTCTACCGAAGAAGAGGAACAACTCAATATCGAACTCAAGGACATAGTATTAAAAATACTATTTGGGCCTTTCTATAACTATTTCGTATCAGAATACGTAATATCAGATACTATATGGGAAGAACAGGATAAACTAATCGAGGACTTATATTATTACTTCAAATCATGACACCGTATATTCAACAACAACTTAAAAAGCTATGTGATAATCCAAATTGGTATGACGATATGCTCATCTCATGGGATAAAAACCCAAGAAATCAAAGGGAAGCTATTTATAACTACCTTTCTCATGTACAACTAAATGGGTTACTAGAAAACACTCAGATAGTTTTTACATTCATAGATGGCTACATGAAACCAGCTTTCTATTTCGAAATTCCCAGAGATACCAATCGATATCTTATACTGGGAATCCTCGATGAAGCAGGTTATCCTCATTGCTGCCTATTAGGCCAACCAAAACAAGTGTTTAACCCTCAACTCAATTAACATCATGAAACCAACAATAACAGTAAACCAATATCCAATCGGATGGGAATGGCTAGACAGAGTACCTCTAGAGGACTTTACTTGGCTTATAGAAATATTCTCTACCATGACCGATAACACTGATACTTATGACTTTGCTACCTTCGATAAAGAAGCAACTAATGGAGAACCTCCTTATCCAGTAATCGAAATCAATAGGAAAGGCTTAGCCCACTTCATGAATGATGACCAAGGCTATAAATCAGGTATATCAATGTACGGTCACTATATAGCATGTAAATGCTTAGACATATCCTCAGAAAGAGAATACATGAATCAATATACCGATATCCGAATCCTAACTAACGAACTAGAACCATGCTAACATCAGGTAAATTCTTAGTATCATTCGAAGTACCAGGCCCACTACCTGGTACTACCGAAGGCTTCTGCGAAAAAATGAACGTAGTGTACAGAACTGAGGAACTTAATACCTACCTCCGCTACCCCAAACAAGAAATAAACCCAGGGCATAAACATAGTACCTACATAAGGCTAAAGCTAAGAGAAATCCTCGAAGTAAACCTAACAGATATAACCATAATCGATATAATATCACTACCATGAAAAAGAAAGACCTAATATACATACCCCACCAAGATACCTGGACAGAACACTTCCCTAATCCGGGCAGTAACAAAAATGATTACACTCTATACCTAAGTGATCCCCAAGCCCAGTATAATAAGTTACTCCGTACCCAACAGAAACTAAGAAACAAAAAGAAATGAACATCATCTATCACATAATCCGAATAATCCTATCCGTAGGAACTATCCTAACCCTCATACGCAATGAGAAAATATACCAAGCCCACAAGCATACCCACCCAACAAACAAAATAAGGTATATCATCTCACAAACCCTAATCCTAACCCTATACACCTTATCACTAATCCTGGTATCCTACACATATAGGATTATACTAAGGTACATATAATAATACTAAAAAACTATGAAATCACTAATTCTACTCATCGTAACGATCTGGCTTCTAATCCTAAATGAAGAAGCCTACCTAACAAAGAAATTCATCTACAGAATGAATTTAATCATAATCCTTTTAGTATATGCCTTCATACAGGTATACCTAATCGAATAAATACCCACAAGGTACCTGGAATAAATACCGGGTACCTCCCACACTCCCCAACACAAAAATAAAACAAAATCATACTAACGCTAACTAAGGTACAATATCTACCTATCCCCTCTATAACTAATATACCATCTATTAATATAATAATACCTAATACATATATCAAGGTACCTCGCCGGGGGTTTTGGGGATTTAGGCAAACAAGGCAAGTGATAACCCCTCTACTATACAAAGCCACTCAACTCACTATATAGCCACTATACCATATAGCTCTACTACACACTTTAAAGGCAAACTCAAAAAGGCCTAAAAAGGCAAATAAATCCGACCATTAATGGCCCCTAAATCCGATTGCCTTGAGTACCCTTTATATGTATATATTATATTATAGATTACATTCAAGGTAATTCGAAGGTAGGGGATTATATAATACAGGTATGTTATGTAGCTTCTATGTATGTAGGTAGTATAGCTTTAGTACATTGTCGATTAATGGCCATCACTAATTAGCCTTTATTGCCTTCACCAAGTTATTATATTAGGTATTATATAATACATATAGGTTGGGGTTAGGTGATTTGGTAATCAAGGCAAATTATTTGTTAGGTTTTAGGGCTAAATGGTTTATAGGATTTAAGGCCTTCAAGGGGCATATTTAGGTAATATTCCTAGTAACTCTGTAATTTATTTGCTTAGTATTTATATTATGGATATTTGCAGAACTCTAGGACAATTTTGTGATTTATGGGTACCTTGATTACCAAGAACCATTAGGTATTATATAATATAGGTTATAGGTAGGGAAGGTAAATGGCAATCTCCATTCATGGCCTCAAGGACTAAGGCAAATATAATTCAAGGCCCTTAATAACCTACGAAGGCAATTGAGGTTATTGCATATATAATATATTATATTTATATTTGCATTGTAATAATAACTAATTAAATATAGACGTATGAAAACAAGTATTTTAACAACTGATTTTAATTTTGCAAAGAGTATTAATCTTTCATTAATTGCTGCACCTGATGCCTATCCTTCTTATCCATCAGGCATGCTAGACTTCATTAAGCCTTACTTACAGGAACTACAGGAGAACACAATCATTCCTGATTACTTAACTCTAGTATCAATCCAAACTATCGATAACCAAGATGCTGGGGTACACATATTAACCTTTACCATCAATGACCCAGAACATTTCGATGACGATGATACTGCTGGCATCACTTGCCTTGAATGCTTACGGAATATCTTTGCCTATGACCCAGAGGCATGCTTTGATCAGGCACCTAAGGTAAACGAATTCGAAAACCTTTACACAGTAACAGTTCCTTTCACTTGCTAAATCACTAAGGGGTATCCATAACAGGGTACCCCTATTAATACATTAAATACAAACGTTATGAGAACAATTAATCAAATTTCAAACCTCATCATCCTTACCCTAGTAAATTACGCTGAGGATTATCCATGGGCATCCTACATTGCCAATTCACTTTCACAATTCGATTTGATATTGCCAGAACTAATGCAATCGAAAGCTAAGGAAATATCCATCTACCTTAACACAGATGATTGCCTTATGGAATTCTCATCAGAAATCCCTGACCCAGAGGAAATTGAACCCGATTTTACCTTCAACATCGAGTATATAACCTTTCAGGTATACTTCGATTAATTACTTAACCCAAGGGGGCATCTAGCCCCCTTTTATATTATATACATATGGAACTCAACGAATTACAAAATAGATTAACTAACATCATTACAGGTATCTCTAATCTGGGACCTAGAATCATCCAGGGCATTACTCAAGGCTTTATTAAATACTATATCCCGGACCAAATCTGGGTAATATCCATTACCGATATCGAAGGTATTGAACAAACCGCTATCGAATATTATACCTGGGACGAAGAAAAGGATGGTCCTATACCAGGTATCAAACTTTTCAAGGATCTCAATATATACCTTGAACGAGAATTTTGCGAATACTAACCAATTAACCCAGAGCCTAACTAAGGTACCTGGGTTTTTACTTACGCTAACTTAGTAAGCCATTATAGGCTATCCTAATCTCTATAGGCTTACCATAGTCCCTATATGGCCTTATTGAATTAGGACCTAATAGGTTTATATAGAGCAATAATAGGGATATAGCTAATCGGCCTTAATTCTTTATCACCTTAGTCCATTAATGGCCTTCAATATACAGGTATATAATACACTCTCAAGAGGACAGGCATAAGCCATATAGGATTATTCCATATACATATCATATATGCCCACTACAAGGCGTGTGAAGATTACCCTTGTGAACCGCAATAATTAAGTGCAAAAATTAAGTCCATAATTAGGTGCAGCATTTTTATGATTTTTGCATATTTTCACTAAAATAATTTTGAAAATAAATATTTTTATTTTTTCGAAAATTTTTCTCAAAACTATTTCGTAATTCAATTATTATTTGTATATTTGCAATGTGTTAAGAGAAACACAAAAGATATTGAAAATTTGATTTAAGAATTTTTTAGAAATTATTTCTCTAAAAATTTTGCAGATTAAAATATAATTTGTATCTTTGTAATGTCAGAAAGACAAAGCGATATTTGAAAGTTTGGACAAATTAAAACCTTATTAGAATAGTTAAAAAAGTCTTGAAAGTCTATTTGAAAAGGTAATAAAAATAATAAATAATAAAACTTTCAAGCAATTTAATTATGAAAAAGCAAATTAATAACGTGAATGTAGAAAAAGCAAGTGCAAACGCAAAAGCAAATAGTTTGATTGCTTTAGACGTATTGAAAAGCGTAAAAGAAAAAAACGCTGGACTTTTCAAAACGTCTTTAGGGACAAAAACAGAAATTTACAAAAAAGAACTTTTTGAGGGTGCAAACGAAAAGCAAATCAAATCATTACGCAAAAAGTTCAGAAATGTAACTTTCAATTTTCTTTCCACGATTGCAAACAATGCAGATAAAAAACTAATTGAGGGCTTTATAGACTTTTATAAACAAGTCTACGTAACAAATGATTTTTCTTTTTCTTCTATTGCATCAGAGAACACAAAAGAAGAAAAGAAAGCGATTTTAATAAAAGGGCTTGAAATCGTGAAAAAATCAATGAAGTAACATGTTATTGAATATTTTATTAGTTGTTGGAATAATTTATTTAATTATTCAAGCTATAAAAGACATAAAAGAAATTTTGAAAGACGACAACGAAAAGTTTGATAACTAAAGCATGATAATTTAAGGGACAAAGAAATAAAAAATCTTTGTCCCTTATTTTTTATTTATGAATGTTAATTTTAACGTAACCGTGCTCCCCTTTGAATACCTGGAGATTTTAGGCTTTCGCTATAAGGGCATACCCAGAACGTTCGGCCCATTTAGTACCAGGAAATTTTGGCTCCTCGTATTAAGAGGTACCCCACATCCACACATGCTCACACAAAAAGACCCAAGACAGATTAACCATCCCGGGCCCCATTCCCTACAAAGTCTCAACCTTCACCATATTTCATTACCTTATTAATCAATAAATCAATTGCCTTCACCCTTACCTCTCTATCCTTTGGATCCCACCAATAAAAATTCTTCTGAGATTTCTTAGGAATAGAATCTCTTGCTATACCCAATATCTCTTTCGATGAACTCCTAACATCGAAGCAATCCCTCCAACTATATAGGGTATTCAGCCTTCTCTCCACTACCTTCGCATTCCTTATAGCCATTATAGAACTCCTATTTATAAAATCCTCATAAGCCCATAATACCTGGATGTTGAAGGTATCTAGATTCCATATCCCAATTTCTTCGAGGTAATCAAGGATATCTACTGACCTTAGGTAAAAGCATAGGCCCTTACTATTACCCATATCCATTAAAAGGGATTCCCTTGCCTTATATAGCCTTGCTACTGCAGTTCCCTTACTGATGTAATTTGTACTTTTTCATATTCATTTAGCATTTATATAAATATATAGAACTCAGGGTATTCCCTTGGGTAGAGGACTACAATATCAAGAGAGTAATAATTATAAACCAATAAAACTTATTAGATTATGAACGAATTTAACTTTAGAGTAGCTCCAAGAGCATCTGGGAACCTTGGGCCTAACTCAGGAAATACCGCTACTTTGGTTATAAACTCCTTTAAGACCAAGTACATTAATGGGAATGCTGGTGGAAAAACTAATGTAGCTTTTGATGACCCGCTATCTTCTCAGGTTCCCAGCTGGTTACAGATATCACATGTATGGAGTAATGCAGAAGAAGCTTACAAGGTAACTTTTAAAGCCACTGAAAATAACACGGGAGCAGCTCGGTCTTTTACTGCAACCTTTACTCAATGGGAATCCGAGAAAACTTTATCTTATACTATTACCCAAGAGGCTAATTTCACCTATACTTATTCCCTACATGTAAGGGATTTCAATGTATCTATAGGAGCTAATATAGGTGCTACTACTTCTATTATAGTTCAAGCCTTTATAACTCGAAGTGATGGAAAGGTAATGGCCAAACAACCTTCTGTAGGAGCTACTCCCAGTTGGGCAAATAATGTTACTCTGAAAGAGTATCCCTCTGGTGGGGATAATTGGTATGAAATTATTGTTAAAGCTACTAGTATTAACGCAAGTACATCGGAAAGAAGTGGAACCATATTAATAACCTGTGGTGACCAAAGTAGAGAAGTAACTATAACTCAGCAGGCTCAGGAAAAAGATATCACCCTTACTATCCATTGGCCATTAAATACTCTCTCCGGGGCTTTTTTCAAATCAGGTCAAACACCTCAATTAAATAATACTGGTGTGGCTTACTTCTCTTTTAGTATACTAGACGATAAATCAACCCATACCTATAGAAAATCCCAAGGTATACTAGTAAATTTACGAAACGGTAATACTGAAATGGCCCTTCCAGGTGATACTATAGGTGCTTACCGTTTCATAAACGCATCTTGGCAATTAGTGAGATCCTTCACATTACCCTTGACAGACTCAACAATCACTTTATAAATTAAAGATATGGAAAAGAAAAATGTACTCAGAGTAGGGGGGGGGGAGGCCACCCTAAGAGCTAGTGTTAAAACCATAGAAGCTTCTCCCAATGGTGGAACCATAGATGAACTCTATATTCAAAGCTATAGGGAGAAGCTTGTAAATGGTAAAAGAACCGGAGAGATATCCGCAGTTAATGATGTAGAAATTCCAGACCTCTTAGCTAGAGACTGGCTTCATTATAACTCCACCAGATTTATTACTGTAGATAATATCCCAGTATTGGATGTCTCCATAAGGGCAGATAAGAATACCGGTAGTAGTTCTCGAAGTTACAATTTAGAATTCACTCAGAATCCATCAGGGAAAAAGGTTAATGTAACAGTAAACCAAGAGCCCAGTGTAACACTTACTGGTTACACTTTTTCTTCAGATACTCAACAACAAACCTTTACCTTTGGTTATGATGCAAATCTTACTAATTCCTTTATTATAACTTCCTATGCAGAGTATAGTGATGGTAGTAAGGTATTTATGCCAATAAATGTATCTTCTTTACCATCCTGGATAACTGTAACTCAAACTCAAGATGGTCTTTCTAATGTTTATCAAAGAAGGATTACTATTACCGTGTTAGCAAATACTGGTGCCCAAAGGAATTACTCTATTACATTTACTCAACAGAATTCTACCAGAAACTTTACTTTAAGTATGTTACAATATGCTAAACCCTCCAAAGCTGGCAATTATATTAGATTGTACATTTCTAGTAAGGTGGGTGAAGATGCTTATGATTTATATGATATAAAGTTTACAGCCGACTGGGCTGTAACCAGTGACATTACCATAAATTTTGTAACGGGTTACGGTACTCTTCTAAAAAATGGTAATAAAACTGGACAGGAAGTTATAAGGGCAGGGAATCTCGATACTCCCTACATACGTGTACAATGTGTAGCAGGTAATACTCCGGAATTACGTGATGCTTCTTGTAGCCCCACTGAAGATGAGGATTTTATTTACAGAATGATAGTATAACATAAAAAATAAGATGGAAAACTTAAATCCCCCCCCTAACTTTTGCTTTTAGTGCAAGAGCCGCATCTCAGGAAATAACAGTACCTTCAGATGCAACCAAAAAGACCCTTACCATTCACTCATATAGAAATACCATAGTGAATGGTAAGGTAACTAGATCCGATGTAATTGATTTTACTAATACAGTACCAGATTCCTGGGTTAGTCTTAAGAAAGTATCTAATGGTGATTTATCTTACACATTAGAGATAAGTATTTCAGCAAACCTAACAACTTCAAGTAGGTCTACTGCCCTCAGATTAGACCAAGCAACTTCTGGTAAAACTATCACTATCACCATAACTCAGGCGGCCTTAGACCCCATAGTCAAACTGGAACTTTCCTTTGCTAACCAAAGTTCTGCTCTTGTAGACCAAGGTCCAGTTCCCTATACCTTAAACTATAATGGCCAATTCCTTGAAACTGGTACTATCCCTGCAAGTAATGGGATTCAAGTACCTCAAAATACATGGGCTGATAATGGGAATAATACTGCAGTCTATACACTTTATATGAAAGGTAGTGAAATAAAAGCTGGCTCTACTTTTTATTTTCAATGTAGATTTTATAATTCCAATGGTTGGGAGGGTTTATTAGTGGACCCTGAGTATAACAAAGCTCTAAATTATAAGATAGATACAGTACAACCTTCTTGGAACCCCTCTGGGTCAATCCAATCTGGAACAATCTATCTTTATAAAGGTAATCTTTCTCCTTCAGATTTCTCTGGAGGTGTACTCATAGAACTTACCTTAGGAATAGAAATAAATGGGTATGTTAAGAAAGCCATGATTAGAGTTAAGATTAATTAGTCAAGGCCATCAGCATTGCAATTACCCAACATACAAGGGAGATGGTATATGCAAGGGAATATCTATGCCAAGGGTACCAGCAAGTAATATAAGAATCTACTTTTAATATTTCTGGATGTTCTTCCTCGTATTTTTTATCCTCTTCTCTAGAACTGTATTTATGAAATACATAGAAGGGTAAGAATACGAGGAAAATTATTAAAGCAACTGGGAACAAGAGTAGGAGAAGAATCTCCCACCCTTGCATTGATGTCCCAGCATAATTACCATCTCTGTCAAAAAAGTATCTCATAGTAATTTGTATTTTATGTATCTGATTAATAGATAAATCGGAAATAGAGGTAATACTATCCATACCGAGATGAATAAAACGAGAGAGTGTATTTTGTGAGTATAGGGTAAATAATCCAAGCAAGCCCTTACAAAAAATACCGTGAATGGCAAACATACCAAGTAAATTATCGCTAATACAGTAGTCATTGTTCTTTGAGGTATTTGTTAATAATCTTGGTAAGCTTCTTATCGAAATCAATCATCATATCAAAAGCATCGGTATCTTTCATACTTTTCATTTCCTTGTCAAGGAACTCTATGTTTCTCTTAATCGAGAAATAAGCCTTATATGCAAGGTAGGCTTTCTCATGTTCTTCTGTGAGAGGAAGAACATCTCCTTTTTGCCCATCCAACCTTGGATATGTATTATCAGGACCGATAGTTCTTGCAACTTTTACCCGGTTACTGAGCATTGCAAATCCACCTTTCTTATCGATGGATTCTACTGTTACTTTCTCTGTGATGGGTCTTCCTGATAATACGAAGATAACTTCATCACCTTCTTTGAGCTTTTTAGCTTCTTTCTTTTCTTTTTTCATATCTATTTTATTTAGAAATTTTCTTTATGCAAATATACGAAATTATTCTTTATTTATTGCATTATCTATTTTATTTTTTATAAATTCATAGGCATTGCCCCGGTAATCCTCTAGCATTTTGTATTCCTGTGGAGATAGAAATATTCCGTTTACTTTAAAAGCATCTCTTAGATGCTCCGGTATAGTGCCCTGGTGAGTGATGTTATTATAACGGATGATGAAAAGTTTCTCTTTATCTTCATCTATAACACCAAGAGTGTTGACTGGTTGGAGTTTAGTTTGGTAAATTCCCCCAAAATCAGAAGGTACCATTAAAATACTTCCCGGTATTCTAGTTATCCAATGGGAATAATCGGGAGTAATTACCGCAATTTTCTTCTCTTTTTCAAGTTCTTTATCATAAGCTAATCGATTAGACCAAAAAGCACATTGAAAACAAATTTGTTTTCTTGCCATAAGTTGGGGAATCTCTCTAGTTTCATCGAATTCCTCTAAATTAATTGGTTTGCCACATATCTGGCATTCATTTTTCTTGCCCATATTGCATTATTTTATAAGTTATATATGATAATAGAACCTCGAAACATCCTAAAAATGGGTTATAAGCAATACTTTCGTTACTAATATTGAACCATTAAAACTGATAAGTTATGGATAAACTAACAAATGAAATGATTAAAGACCTTGCTATTCGCTTAGGTCTAGAACCTGCTCTATTGAAAGCTGTTCAATTGGTAGAAGCAGCAGGTAGAGATGGGTTTTTGGCTGACGGAAGACCTCAAATACTTTTCGAAGGTCACATTATGTACAAGGAATTTCATAAAAAGTTCCCTGACAGAGATTTAAGTTACCTTTGTAAGAAGTATCCTACGGTATTTTTCCCCAAATGGGATAAATCGAAGTACCTTGGAGGTGTTCATGAGTACAAAAGACTTGAATTAGCCAAAGGAATTGACGAAGAATGTGCTTTAAAGTCTGCAAGTTGGGGAATGTTCCAGATTATGGGCTTCAATCACAACCTCTGTGAATGTAAAGATGTCTTCGAATTAGTTCATAAGATGTCGGAATCTCATGCAAATCAACTAGAACTCATGTATTATTTCATGAAAAACTCTGGTTGTTTGAGTAATCTCAAAGAAAAGGACTGGGCTGGCTTTGCCAATAAGTATAATGGTCCCGGGTATGCCCAGAATGCCTACGACCAAAAACTAAGAAATGCTTACGAAAACTTCAAAGATAAATTATGAAAAGATGTCATTTTAACAGCTGGGTAGCAAAAGTATTTCTTTTCCCCAGTTACAAAGCAATTACTCTGGTGTATAACTCATTCTTCAAACACAAAGTAGAAGAGTGTAAACCCGATGATATCAATCATGAGTGTATTCATCAGATACAGCAGATTGAGTGTAGTATAGTGGGTTTGGTACTTGGTATCATACTCTGGTTATCATTTGGTATGTCCTTTTGGTGGGTAGTGGCTCTGACTTTTGGATTCTTCTACCTTTGGTATGTTATCGAATACCTAATTATCCTGTGCTTTGCCAAGTGGGATAAACAGAACGAAAGATATCATGATGTAAGTTTCGAAGAAGAAGCCCACAATAATGATAAGAATCTGAGTTATTTGGAAGACCGTAAGCCATTTGCTTGGATTAAGTACATTAAATTGAGAAGCTACAAGAAATGAAAAAATTAAAAGTATTAGGGGTGTCTGCTGGTGCAGGCATCCTTTTGTTCCCTTTTAGAAAGAATTTGATAGCTAATATAGAAACTCGAGGAGTATTTTATACTAAAGGCTTAGAGCAGTGGAAATTGAACTTTGGTGGTATACCATATTATAAAGATGAAACCTTCCCAGATTGTAAGCCAGACATCATACTTTCAAGTCCAGACTGTGGAGCATCTTCTATTATGAGGCTTTCAAAAGTAAAAGAATTGGGCAATCCCCAAGAGAATAAATCCCTGAATCTAGTAATTCAATCAATCTTACATTATAAACCTAAGATATTTCTTATTGAAAACTTACCTCGTTTGCTATCTTTGCTCCCAAAAGAATATCTTCAAAAAACTCTTGAAGACTATAAACTTATTTTTCACGAAAGAAGCGTTTCTGACTACGGTAACTCACAGTTATCACGAAAGAGATTACTTATCATTGGAGTACATAGAAAAACGGGTAAGAAATATTTGAATGCTTTTGATGAAGTATTTCAAGTAAAAACTCCAACAACTACTAGAAATCTACTAAAACCACTCACATTCTCTCAGGAAAATAATACTAACCAGATCCCGTTTATGAGTAAAACTCTGGCAATGTATGATTATCGAAAGCTTCCAGAGAAGAAGAATCTCACAGTAGCAAAGATACATAGGCTCTGGGTTAGGGATTTCAAGAATGAAAAGAAGTGGCCTATCAAAACTGCAAAGATGAGTACTCTTCCAGGAGTGTATCGATTGGAGTATGATAAACCTCCCTTAACTCTCAGACCTGCAGATAGGCAATTTAGACCCGATGGCTACCCTTTGGGAATAGAGGATTTCAAGGCAATTATGGGATTCCCAGATAAATTCAAAGTTTACCTTCACAAGAATGGTGATACCTTCGAAGGTGATTTTAAGGATTACCATTATTGGCTTAACAAGGCAAGATATACAATTGCCAAAGGGGCAGTAGGTGAAATAGGTTATTGGTTTAAGGAATGCCTCAAAAAGGCAAATACCAAGAAACCTTGAGTTTCAGCTTTATATATAAAGTCTTATATATAAGTTTCTGGGGTGCCTTGAAATATATAGATATATAATATACTACGTATATATATCTATATATTTATCTGCGTATATATAGCTATTCATATATCATATCGTAAGTAGTATATTTGGATATTATCTCACTTCGTTCGATAAAGGTAATCGCTAAGCGATTACCGAATAGATAGTATCATTAAAGCGTGCGAACTTCCTAAAATTTTTGAACATGAAGAATTTAAAGAAGGCCTTGTTCATTGTACTTCTAGGATTTACTATTTACCTTTGCTTCAGGAATTACAAACTTTCTCGAGAGGTTGATTCCCTGGAACTAGCGGTCAATGAAATCCCAGATACGGTATACACAGAGAAACCCTTCAAACCAGAGAAGAAGTACTCAGAAAAAATTGAACCAGGTAAAATCTTAGTTCATGATAATAAGCAGCCAACTCTCTTTCCTGATTCCATGCTAAGGCAGCCAGTTATCAGTAACCAAGATTCCCTGGTTCAAATTGTTTTGAAGAAAGATAAGTTGAACTTAAGTCTGTTCAATAAGGAGACTAACACTTATTCAACTAGACTATTCCCAATCGACTTAGATAAGTACAACTACAACTGGTATGAAGGTCAATTAACTCGAAAGAAAGTTGCAAGGTTATCACTTAGCCCATACGTCTATGGCAAATACAGACCTTTCAATAATTTCTTCGATATGGGAGCTGGTCTTTCAATCAAGACTAAGAGATTTAATTACAAATTCGGAGTCAATACCTTTTACTACCCGAAGATAAAATCTGGTATAGGTACTGACATCGAATTTCAAATAACGTATAACTTTTAAGTAATGGCAAAGACTATCTCAGAAACTAGAACTACATTAACTCGGGAGGAGCTATCAAACCTATCCCGAGTTTCTAGTGATGTTTTCTTTTTTAGCCTTTTTTGCTATGTGATACATCCAGTAAGAGGAAAGGTAAGATTTGATTTATACCCATTTCAGAAATCAGTTCTCTACAATTTCATTGCCCAACGATTCAATATCATTCTCAAATTCCGTCAGGCAGGAATTACAGAACTTATTTCAATGTACTGTCTTTGGTTGGCGATGTACCATCCCAACAAAAAGATAAACATTATCTCTATCAAAGACACCACTGCTAAGAAGGTGCTTAAGAAGATTAAGTTCATGTACAAGAATCTTCCATGGTACCTTCAAACTCCCATAATCAATGGTAGAGCTGGAGAATACGGTTCTGCTTCCATGATAGAATTTGATAATGGGTCATTTATTGAATCCATTCCGACATCATCCGAAGCCGGTCGTTCGGAATCCCTTTCTCTTCTGGTAATTGACGAGGCAGCAGTAGTAAGATGGGCTGCTCAAATTTGGGCTGCTGCATTCCCTACTCTTTCCACTGGTGGAGCTGCCATCGTCAATTCCACTCCCTATGGAGTTGGTAATTTCTATCACTCAACTTGGGTAGATGCCATTGCAGGAGGTAATCCTTTTAACCCAATTCGATTATACTGGCAAATGCACCCAGAACGAGATATCAATTGGTATAACCAAATGTCTTCTGCTTTGGGAGCAAAACGAACTGCACAAGAAATTGATGGTGACTTCTTATCATCTGGTAATACAGTCTTCGACTTAGCAGATATTAAAGCTATCGAAGACTGCCTTAGTGATTACCCAGTTATTAAGAAGAGATTTAATGGTCAATACCGACAATTCTGTGAACCTGAATCAGATAAAGAATATTTCATTGGTGCAGACGTTTCAACTGGTAGAGCTTCTGACTACTCTTCATTTACTTGTATGGATAAGCTAGGAGAAGAACAAGTAGTATATAAGGGAAGAATGGCAGTGGGAGCTTATGCTAAGTTACTTGGTGATACTGGGAAGTTGTTTAACTGGGCAGTAATAGCTCCAGAATCCAATGACGTTGGTTTATCAGTAACTTCTAAGCTTCAAGACGAAGGCTACCCTAACCTTTACTACTACCAGAAGATGCTAAAGAAAAAAGGTAAAAGTAGACCTGAAATGGATAAATCCCCTGGTTGGTTAACCACCCAAAAGAATCGTTCAGTGATAATAGAAAACTTGGAAGAAGATATTCGATTAGATCACGTAATCATTAAGGACCCATTCTTTGTACAAGAAGCTTATACCTTCATTTATGATGGTTTAGGTAGACCTGTTGCAATGGGTAAACATAGGGCTAATAATTCAGCGGTAGATGTAGACCTTGAAGGGGATGTATATGCCGATGATGATATCTTTGGAAAAGCAATATGTAATCACATAAGGAAAGGAAAAACTAACGTAATCGTACAACCAAGATGAAAAAGTACTTCAATTTTAGTTGGGGTTGGGGACGTAAGAAGGACCCTCCCAAGAATGGTACATCCTCTAATAAAGAGGAGAAGCCTGCCACATCAATTTCACCTGGTAGGGTTTCAGTTGACGATGATAGCGATAACTTAATTACATCATTACAAGGGTTGACTAAATTAGTTGAACCCTCTTTTCGTGTTGATGTGATACCTTTAATTCGGGATTTATATAAAGTAAATCCTGATATGGGCATCGCATTGCAAGATATGTTTAAGTTAGCTAACACCAGTCATACAGTAACTTTCCCTAATAATACCGATGAAGAGGCTTCAAAGATGAGAGAACATCTTAAGAAAGCCACCAAGGGATGGACCAGATATACTGCTGGTATAGATGGTTTAGTTAATAAAATGATTGTTCAACTTCTTGTAAGTGGGGCAATATCCGTAGAAGGAGTACCAAATGATAAGCTTGATGGTTTGGCTACTGTATTATTCCTTAAGCCAGAACACATCAAGTTTAAACGTGAATTAAATGGGGTGTATGCTCCTTACCAAAAGAATATAAATTTCTTTGTTAAGCAACAAGATTACATTAAGCTTAACCCAGAAACCTATTTCTATGTTGGTATGTTCAATGATACCGATGAACCTTATGGAGTTCCCCCATTTATGCCTGCATTGGATTCTCTCAAAGGACAAAATGATATGAAGATTAACTTCAAACATATCATGGAGATTTGTGGTATGGTTGGTTTCTTAGAAGCTAAGATGCAGAAATCTCCACAAAGACCAAATGAGAGTATCAAATCTTATGAATCCAGATTATACCATGAACTCAATATCCTCAAACGTAATGTTAAAGAGGGTATGAAGGATGGAGTAGTTGCTGGTTACATAGATGACCATGAATTCAAACTAAATTCTACTACTAAGGAGCTCGGTAATATCGAGAAGCCTTGGAATATGAACCAACAATCTGTAGCAAATGGGTTGGGAGTTAATGGCTCTATCATTGGGGTATCATCTACTACTGGTGAAGGTGCAACTGGTATAATGCTGTCTAAGATGATTAGCCAGTTAAAAAATATCCAAATGCTTGTAGCTTATGTATTGGACCGACTTTATTCTCTAGAACTGCGTCTGGCAGGCTTTAATAATAAGGGAATGAAGATTGATTGGGGAACTTCTACAGTTTCTGATGAAGTTAAAATCCAACAAGGTCTTCAGTATAAGATACAGAACCTTGACTTATTGTATAAGGCAGGTATCATTAGCCAAGAGCAATATGCTTGGGCAATGGGTTATGATTCACCAGATGAAAATGAACCAAGAGTTTCACTTGAGGACCAATTTGCTAAGGGTGGTAATATAGACCCACAAGAGGGTACCAAGAAGAAACAAAGGCAGGATGATAAAAACCAATCTGCTCGTAGGTCAAGAGATAAGACAAACCCGGCTCCTTCTCGAGGAGACCAAAATACTAAAGCAAGATGAGTAAATTCACAAAGAAAAACAAAGAGCATCTTGATTCTATGGTGATAGGTCAAGGCCATACCATTATGGCTGGGTATATCCCAGAAGCAGTGGGAGCCAAGGCTTTCTCAGAGAATTATTACAAATGGAAAAACCCTACACCGGATTCCATTGCTCAATTTGGATTTTGGGGAGGGGATATAGATTATAATACTTATTATCCCAACCTGGACAAATCGGAATTAACTCCTAAGGACGAAGAGTTTATCGAACCTATGTTCCGATTACTTTCGGAAACAATCGTATCGAAAAATTGGAATCCTACAGACTTCGGTCAAAATGGAGTACTAAAGGCTTCTATGAAGATGCTGCTTGGTCAAACAGTAAACTGTGACCATGAAACAAACATCGGTAATGCTATTGGAGCTGTATCACAAGTAATGTGGCAGGAATCTTATAAAGACGGTAGCTTTACTATACCAGCAGGTATCAACGGTATTCTGAAGATTGATGGTAAGGCAAACCCAAGAATTGCTAGAGGCATCCTTATGGAACCACCATCAATCCACAGTAACTCTGTAACTGTACAGTTTAAGTGGGATAAATCACATCCGAATATGGAGGATGGGGAATTCTACCAAAAACTTGGTACCTATGATTCAAAGGGAGTTATGGTACGTAGAATTGTTACTGAAATTGTTCGTTACCTTGAGACCTCACTAGTTTCACATGGTGCTGATTCATTTGCCCAGAAAATTGGTTCGGATGGTAAAATCATTAACCCAACCTTTGCCAAAAGAACTTGGGCATCTTATGAAGAATACCGAGATGATAAATCGAAGCAATACTTCTTTACTGATTATAAATCAGATTTAACATCATATCAAGAAAAGAACGATACTCAGGGTTCTTTTAATGATAATGATGCCAATGATAATCATTCAAATAAAGATAACATGAACGAAGAATTACTAAAATTTCTTGAAAGCCTTTTCGGGGATAATATGCTTACCCTGGAAGAAGGTAAAGAGATGAATCAGGAAAATGTAATTGCCTGCATTCAGACTTTGGTATCATCCAGAAACGAATTGCAAACTTTGGTAGATAATCTTACTACAGAGAAAACTTCTCTTACGGAACAGATTACCAACTTGAATGCCGAAGTAGCTAACTTGAAGGAAATGGCAACCGTAGGAAAGAATCACATTGCTTCTCTACGTGAAAATGCCGTAGAAACCTACAAGAAGTTGATGGGTGATAAGGTAGATGAGACAATCGTTACGATGCTCAATGCCGAGACTACTGGTATTACTACTCTTATTTCCTTGACCAAGGATTACCAAGCTCGCTTGGAAGAGAAGTTCCCTCTCACTTGCTCAAAATGTGGTTCTAAGGACGTCAACCGTGCTTCCTCAATTGCTGAGGATGATACCGAGGGTAAAACTGGAACCCAGGGTACTGATACTCAACGGAATTCAGAATCTCCGAGTACTAAGAATGTAATCGATAACTTGTATCGAAACAAAATCAAATAACTAATATAAATAATCCGCGTTATGGAAAAAACTAAAATCGTAAACGACCCTCAGCAACTTACTCTCTTTGGGGAAAGAACCCCGAGAGCGGTGATTTACAAAAGTGAGTCACACAAATTGCACCAGGCTTTCAATGTTAAAGCTGGAGAGAAAATCGTACAGGGTATGCCAGTGGCTTTGAATGAAGAAGGTTTGATTTACCCTTGCACTGATACAGCTACTCAAGTTTATTTGGGTGTAGCAGTAACGGATAACGTTAACCCTGCTTATCAACCTCAAAGAAATTTCCCGGTAGAGGTAACAGTAGCTATGGAAGGTTACATGATTTGTAACTGGGTATCAAACGGAAATATCGAAGCTGGCTATGTAACTCCCGATGGAGAATTGCTTAACGATAGATTCGTAAAAGCTAACCAAGCAACTTCAACCCAGTTCATTGCCCTTAATCCAGCAGAAGAGGCAAATGAGGTAATTCAAGTACTCATCAAATAAGAGAAAAGAAGTTATGGAAAATAAAATAGATATTACAAAGTTGAAGGCTCAGGATTTTATGAATGAGCTGCCGGAAATGGTAAGAAGCTTGGAAGCTGTTCGTTCCGGTTCACAGGACAAGAAGCCTGTAGAGGTAACTTTTGGAGAATTGGTTACCGGTAAATGGGGTATTTCAGAAGATGAACTTTTTGAAAAGATGGGCATCAATCCAAAAGTGGACACGATGCAGAACATCTTTACAATGCCCCAACAGAATATTCGTTGGATTGTTCCGGAAATCATTCGTGCTGCTATCACATTGGGTATGCGCCAGGCTCCGTTCTATCCAAATATCATTGCATCTGACCAACCCATCAATGGTTTACAAGCAATCATGCCGATGGTTAACATGTCGGATGCTGCCCCTGCAAAGGTTAATGAGGCAGAAACTATCCCATTGGGTGATGTTAGCTTCGGACAGAAATCAGTTAGCCTCTTCAAAATCGGAAAAGGTTTCAAACTTACTGATGAAGTTCGTAACTATGTTTCGCTCGATGTCTTGGGAATCTACCTTCGTGATTTTGGTGTTCAGTTGGGTTATGCTCTGGATACTCTGGCTATGGACGTTGCTATCAATGGTAACAACCCTGATGGCTCTGAGTCTGCCCCGGTAATCGGTGTATACGAAACAACTAACGGTATCACTTACAAAGACCTTCTGCATATTTGGGTACGTGCTGCTCGTATGGGACGTAACTTCCAAACTATGATTGGTGGTGAAGACCAGGCAATCGAAATGCTGAACTTGCCGGAATTTAAAGATCGTCACTCTGGTACTACAGAAGCTACCCTGAATGTTAAGTCTCCTGTTCCCAAGAATGCTGACTTCTACATTCACCCGGGTACACCCGACCAACAGTTGCTGTTGATTGATACATCTGCTGCCTTGATTAAGCTTACTGCTCGTCAGTTGATGCTTGAATCTGAAAGAATCGTTTCTAACCAGACTCAGGCAATCTATGCAAGCTTGACTACTGGCTTCTCTAAGATGTACCAGGATGCAACTCTGTTGCTGGCTGCTGACAAGAAGTTCTCAGAATTCGGTTTCCCCGAGTTCATGAACGTAGACCCATATTTGATGGTTAACCTAGAATAATAAGGGACGTCCGGTTTCATCTATATAAATTCCCTGAGAGGGTAGGTAACTAAAAAGACCTATCCTCTCTTTAATCATTTTTAAATTAATCATTTTTAAATCTTAGGAAATATGGCTAAAGATAAATATACAGTAACTGTGGGACCAAGAGCTTACAGTTTTCATGACCAATCAACTGGTATTACCGTTTGTAGAGGAGAAGACAAGGAACTCTCTCGTCGTCAATTCCGTGCACCAAAGATTCAGAAGGCAATTGCCTCTGGCCATCTGATTATCATTGCTGATAAATCAGAAATCGAAAAGTATTCAGAGGCCGACATCGAAAAGTTGGATAAGAGACTGAATGCTCAGTTCAAGAAAGGCATGACTCTTGAAAAACTTGCAAAGGGCTATTCCCTGGAAGAACTGAAACTGGTAGCAGGTCTTCATGAAATAGTTGCCGAGAAAGATGATACAGTAGAAACACTTATTCAGGCTTTGCTGGAAGAATTCGAATCCTCTTCTAAAGGGTAATATATGAAAATTACATAAGACAGACTAATATGAATAACAATCTGGACTTTTTGTACGTTACGTCAGGTCTGGAAGTTTCATTCAGAGTCATATCCAAAGTCCCGGCCAAATCCATTTTTGACTGGGACTTTGGCGATGATAAGGGAGAGGTTTTCAATGGTGGAAGACATGTTTCCTATTCTTATGAAACTCCCGGTTTCTATACCGTAACATTACATGTAACTAACTCTAGCGGTTTAGATATCACCGTAGATAAGACTCTGGTAGTTTGTGATTATGGGCATACGGCATTAGCCGATACAATATATAACTTAATCGACCATTATATCCCTTCAGAAATATCTGATGGGATGACCAGGGAAGAGAAATCTATTTACATCACCAAATGGCAATATTATATTGGTCCTCTAGTAAATCACCAAATTCCTGCAGATAAGTATACTGATGAATTATGGTATGAAGCACTAGAAAACCAATTAATAATGGAATTGGCAGCATGGGACTTTCTCAATGTGAAGATACTTAATCTATTAACAAGTACTTCAGAATACCTAAGTCAATTAACTTCTACCAAAGAACAAACTGGTGATGGTACTTCTAAACCCGAACTTGCCCGAGGTGATAGGATAAAACAAATCACTACTGGGCCTACTGAAGTGCAATATTATGATACCTTGGCAGATGCTACAAGTTCCCTATGGAAAACACTTTCTCAAGCAATGCAACCAGGTGGATTAATAGATGAATTAAGGAAGAACCTTTGTATGTTAGCTTCACGATTGGAAATCTACTTACCGTTCTGTGATGAAGTATTTAGAACCGTAGTCCCAAAAGTAGTTAACAGAAGGCAACCTGGAGTATTAGATGGGCCAAATCCAAGTGCTCCAGTGAAAGGTGGTAAGAAATCAATTCTAACTAAGTTATGACAAAAGAACCCTGGAGAATGGTAAAGAACCGCTCTTGGGATAGATACAAGAAAATTATCACTGACTTCTTAGATTGGGATGCTGGTAGGCAATCCATAACCTGGGCCAAACATGTTAATCAGCTTCTCAGTCATGCCGAAGACAGTATACCTAAATATTATAACATCCAAATCGAGGCATTATGTTACTACAATGCTTTCAGAAACTGGCCTATCAATAAGGCAACTATTTCAGGAGAATTGGATGATGAAAACTTATCAATACTAATTTCTAAATCTTATATAGAACAAATCGGTTATCTTACACCGGAAGGTTATTGGGATTTTAATTGGGAACAAGATAGGTTTGTAATTAATGGTATAACGTATAAGCCTTCTGGAGATACTCAGACTGCTCAGGCAAAGGATGAGGCTTTAGTTTTCATGATTATCTTAAAGAGAGACCGAGATACCAAAGTTGAATTTGTAGAATAAAAATAAAGTATATGGCAAAGATGTTAGTACTGAGGTGGACACCAATTACTACAAACAGTGGAATTTGGTTTGATAGTAATCTGGTTATCCTCAATGGTACCTCTGGAGTTCATATTGAAATGAAAGGTAATGGCAATGATGTAACGGCATTTCAATCGATGACCGGAAACAAATTTGTCACCTGCTTTCAAGATTACTTCGGGGATATCTGGGATAAAATAATACCTCATCCTGGTATAGGCCAGGTAATAAAGTTCCGTGTAAATAGGCTTCCTGATTATGCTTGCATACGGGGAGATATTGAGGACGGTGGAGATGTAGACCCCGAAAATCCGGATGTACCAATGAATGCCTTCTGTGGTTCAGATGGAGAACCATTCAGGGATATCGATTCTGAATTCTTACTGGGTCGTCAACGTGCAGTAATTAATCCTTAAATTTTATAAAATATGTATGTAAGTAAGTATTATACCTGCGAAGAAATAGACCAGCGGTTATTACAGGGTTACTATGATGACTTTGTTAAAGCTGGCTTTGGAGGAACTATAAATGAGTTCTGGGCCTTCGTACTTTCTATCAAGAATAAGGTAGATAAGAAAGAAGGATACGACTTATCGAAAAATGATTTTACCGATGAGTTGAAGGCTAAACTTGATGGCATCGAAGAACATGCAAATTATATCACTAAAGTTTCTCAGCTTGAGAATGATTTGAAATATCAAACCGAGGAAGAAGTTAAACAGATGATTAGTGATTTGGTTGATGGTGCTGATGATGCCCTTGATACTCTTAAAGAGTTGGCAGAAGCATTGGGCAATGACCCCAACTTTGCAACTACCATCACTAATAAATTAACCGACCTTCGTACTGCTTTAACCGAAGAGGTTAATCGTGCTAAGGAAGCCGAAGCTGCTCTGGGTGCTGCAGTAGCTGCAGTTCAGGATAACCTAGAATATGGGTTAGACCAAATCAATAAGAAGATTGATACCGTTAAGGCAGACTTAAAAGCTGAAATCGACCGAGTTGAGAAGAAGGTAGATAAGAATGCTGAAGACATCAAAGACCTTGAAGATAAGGTAAATCAAGATAATGGTGAACTTGAGAAAGAACTCAAGGACCTTATTCAAAAGGAAAAAGATGAACGTATCGCTGCCGATAATGAGATTAAGGAAAGTGTAAATAACCTTAAGACTCTTCATATCAATGATAAGGCTGCACTCGAGGCAAAGATTGCTGAAGAAACTGCAAATCGTACCAATGCAGATACCGTACTGGATTCTAAGATTAATGAAGAAATCACTAATCGTCAGGCTGATACTTTAGCTCTTCAAGGTAAAATTGACCAAGAGAAGGTAGACCGTCATTCTGAGGACCAAGTTCTTCATAATGAAATCTCTAAAGAGGTAACAGACCGTACTAATGCAGACAATGCTCTTCAAGGTAAAATTGACCAAGAAGCTCAAGCACGTACTGCTGCAGACCAGATATTACAGAACAATATAGATTCAGAGGCTACTGCTCGTGCTGCTCAGGATTTAGTTCTCGAACATAAAATTGAGGATATAAAAGAGCAGGGTGTAGAAGACAAAGAACAATTACTTAATGCCATTGCTGCCGAGGCTGCTGCTAGAGAAAAAGGTGATAAAGACCTTGATGATAAGAAGGTAGATAAACGTGAAGGTTATTCTTTGACTAAGAACGACTTTACCGATATACTCAAAGCTAAACTTGATGGCATAGAAGAAAAGGCAAACTATATTACCCATCTCTCTCAGCTTATCAATGATGCCGGTTTCCAAACTGAAGAGGAAGTAAATGCGGCTATCCAAAAGATTATTGGTTCAGCACCTGAAGTACTTGATACTCTTAAGGAAATTGCTGATGCCCTTGGAAATGACCCCAACTTTGCAACTACTATCACTAGGAAGTTGGCTGCAATTACAGAACAGGTTAACCAAGAAATCGAAGACCGTATTGCAGGGGATGAGGCAAACAGTGCTGAAGTAGCTGCTGAAGTTCAAGCTCGTAAGGATGCAGATACTGCCCTTGAAACTAAACTGAAAGAATACGTAGACAATAAGTCTGCTACTGGAGATGCTGCACTCGGGGTTGTAAGGGATAACCTTAACAAGGAAATCCAAGACCGTAAAGATGCCGATGCCACAATTCAGGCTAACTTGGATAAAGAGATTGCCGAAAGAAAGACTGCCGATGAAGCATATACTCAAAGTTTGGCTAATGTTAACCAGCGTATCTCAGACTTGGCTTTGAGTATGCAAGAGTCTATCAATACCTTGCGTAATGAGCTTACCGAGCAGGTAAATGCCAATACTACTGCAATCGCTACTAACCAACATAATATCGAAAGAAATTCAGAGGCAATCACAAACTTAACTAAGACTGTAGGGGATAACTACAAGGAAGTTAAGGATATGATTAACGAGGAAATAGTTGACCGTACCAATGCTGATAGTGCTTTGAGTTCTCGTATCGATACTCTCAATATTGACCTTAATACTGAGAGTGTAGAAAGAAAAGCTGCAGACCAAGTTCTTCAGGTAAATTTGGATAAAGAAGCAGCAGACCGTACTGCAGCCGATAAAGCCTTGAGTACTGAGTTTACGGCTAAATTGGATAATGCTAAGCAGGCTTTGGAATCTGAGGTAGCTAGCCTTAATACTAAGCTTGAACAAGAAAAGGAAAACCGTATTGCTGGTGATAATGCTTTGGGAGTTCGTATTGATTCTCTAGAGGCAGGTAATACCGATGCTATGAATGAATTAAAAGCAAAGGTAAATGCTAATACTACTGCTATTAATGCAGAGAAAGACCGAGCAATTGCCAAAGAGACTTCACTTGAGGCAAAGATTGATACCAACCTTCAGAACCATAAAGATGATATGGCGGGTATCAACCAAAATATACTTACCGAAAAGAATGACCGCTTAGCTGGTGATACCGAGTTGCAGAATAATATCGATAAGGAAGCTACAGAACGTGCTAACCAAGATACCCTTATTAATAATGCTATTGCTCAGGAAAAAGCAGATCGAATTGCTGCTGACCAGGCAATGGATGGAAAGAAGGTAGATAAGGTAGACGGTAAAGTACTTTCTTCAAATGACTTTACTGACTTGCTATATGCCAAGTTGGATGGCATCGAAGAACATGCAAACTACATCACTAAGGTATCTGAGTTATTAAACGATTCAGATTTCCAGAGTGCTGAACAAGTAGAGGCAGCTATCCAAAAGATTATTGGCTCTGCTCCAGAGGTACTTGATACTTTGGCCGAGATTGCTAAGGCTCTCGGTGATGACCCCAACTTTGCAGCAACTATGACTGCTAAGCTTACTGAGTTGGAGAATAAGCTTGAAGCTGAAAAGAATCTGCGTGAACAAGGAGATAATACTCTGCAACAGACTTTCACTAACTTAAGTAATACTCTTACTACTACGGTAAATGAGTTGAGAACTTTCGTAACTGAAACTCGTACGGAGCTGTTAACTTCCTTGAATGCTACCAATGCTCTGGTAACTCAGAATGCTGCTAATATTCAACGTAATCTGGAATTGATTCAGGGTATTCAGGATAACATTAATGGTAACTATACTGCCATTACCGATTTGCTGAATAATGAAATCGCTGCTCGTAAGGCTGAAGATATTCGATTAGAAGCAAAGATTGACCAGAATACTTCTGACTTAAATACAGAGAGAGAGGAAAGAAAGGCCGCAGATAAAGTTCTCCAGGATAACATCGATGCAGAAGAAGCTGCCCGTATTGCTGCCGATACAGCTTTGGGTAAACGTATCGATAAAGAAATTCAGGACAGAACCGATGCTGATACTGCCTTAGATAATAAATTCACTAACATTACCGATGACCATGAAGAAAGACTGGTAGCTGAAGAAGGTACTTCTGATGCTTTGCCTGATACCATGGTTACCGATGTTAGTACTGTAACCCGAACAGGTACTCAGCTTTCTTTCAAAGTAAAGACTTCAACCAAGGATAAGGCAAATAACCAATATGGTGAAGAAGTAGAAGCTACCAAGAATTTACTCCCGGTAACTCAAACTCTTGCTGGAGTTATGTCTGCTGCAGACAAGGTTAAGTTAGATGGGTTAGACCCAAATTCTTTAACTGATATCTCTGCAGCTTCTGATGCTAATAAGGTAACAGTAACCGTAACTAAGGATAACGGTTTGAATGCTGATACTACCGAAACTTTCGATTTGCCTCAGGTATCGGCTACTAAGGCTGGTACGATGACTGCGAAAGATAAGGTAGAATTGGATAGAATCTCTACTGCTAACTTTGCTCTTGGTGCAGTAACACCTAATGAAACCACAGTAGGTATAGCTGCAACTAAGACCGTAGTTGAAGATGGTACAGTAGAACAGAATCCTATTACATTGCCTGCCTCTACTGCAGAAAAGGCCGGTGTACAAACTGCAGCAGATAAGAAGCTGTTTGATTCTATACCAGATAATATTATTATCTTATCTGGTGATAAACCAGTTGAGGTAGGTCAACAAAGCAGTCATGTTACTTTAACTCATAATTTCTCTTCTAAAAAAGAAGAGGGTATTTATACTCATGAGCCTGAAGATTATAAGACTACTTATATCCCAGCAGCTACTACAGAGAAAGCTGGTGTAATGACCGCCCAAGATAAAGTTAATCTGGATGAGACATTACCCAATTCTATTGCTCAAGAGGTTCAGGACCGTAAAGATGCTATCGAAGCTTTGGACGGTAAATCAGAAGTCGCTCTTGCTCAAGAAGTAGCTGATAGAAAAGCTGCAGATACTGCTTTAGATACCAAGTTTACTAAAGCTGTAAACGATGAAGCAACTGCTCGTACTTCTGCTGATACTGCATTGGGTGCAAGGATTGATAAAGAGATTGCTGATAGGACTGCGGCAGATACTGCCCTTGATAATAAACTGCAGAATAACATTAACACTCTAGAAGCTAAGCATGATGCCTTTGTAGCAACTAAGGGTAAGGCTGATGGCTTTGCTCCATTGGATGGGAATGGGTTAGTACCTGCTAACCATTTGCCTTCATATGTAGATGATGTACTTGAAGTATATGCTACCTATGATGTAAGCCCCACTGGAGGTCTTACTAATGTTCAATTGTATACGGATGCAGGTCACCAAACTCCCGTAGTTGGAGAATCTGGTAAGATTTATATAAATGTTGCCGATGGTGAACCTCCATACCAATTCCGTTGGTCAGGTACTAAATTCGTAGACAGTAATACTTCGTCTCTTATCATTGGGGAAATTGCAGGTACTGCTTTCGAAGGTAGTAGAGGTAAGCATCTTGAGGATGTGGTATCTAGCATGCCTAAAAATTTAATTAGTAAGGTTTCAATAGCTAACAAAAATAAGCGTAATATTATTATCTTATGTAACTATTCTGCTACGGATGGTCAAGGGCATTACATTGATAAACCCGATGGGATGGTAATCCCCCTAACCCCAGCCACTACTCAAGAAGCTGGTCTGATGGATGCCGATAGTGTAATAAAGCTTAATCAAACTTTACCAGATGCTATTGAAGCTGAACAAGAGGCCCGTATTGCAAAAGATAATGCTCATGATAAGCTGATTAATAGTTTACCGAATGAAATAATGACGGTAATTAACTCTATTAATCCAGCTGCGGGTTATCTCATTCTAAAATATTTTAGATGGGTAAAGAATACTGAAGAAGGTTCATATGCTAGAGGTACTGATGTAGATGTTAATATCCCTGCAGCAACCAAAACTGCTGCTGGTGTAATGACTGCATCCGATAAGACTAACCTTGATAATACAGTACAAGGCCTGGCAAATGAGATTACCGATAGAACTAATGCTATCAATTCTCTTCGTACAGAATTAAAAACCTATATTGATAATCAAATCTCCGATACAGGTTCAGATGTAACTGCATTGGAAACTAAGGTAAATAACCATATTGCCAATAAATCTAATCCTCATGGAGTTACCAAATCCCAGGTTGGTTTGGGTAATGTTAACAATACATCGGATGCCAATAAACCGGTATCTACTGCTCAGGCTGCTGCTATTGCCGATGCTAAGGCTGCAGGTACTGCTGCTCAAACTTCTATCAATAACCATGCAGGTAGAAAGGATAATCCTCATACAGTAACTAGAGCTCAATTGGGATTGGCAACTACTGACCAGGTAGTATTTGCTAAGACTACTGCTCCTTCTGGTTTCTGGAAAGAGTCTTCCGATGAAAGATTGAAATCTAACATTCAGGAGTTAGGACACAGCTTAGACCAGATATGCCAAATCCCGACTAAATCATTCTACATGGATGGTAAAGAGGATGAAGGTACAATTGCTCAAGGTTTGGAAGCTGCAGGATTAGATGCTTATGTAGAGGAAGAACCTAGACTCAAGAACTCAGTTCCTAATCCTGAGGAATTCGAAACAGTTGTTATCGATGGTGAAGAATACGTATTGGTAAAACAAGTTAAGTACCATAAGATGTCTACTCTGGCAATCGAGGGTATCAAACTTCTTTACGATGAGATTAAGTCTCTGAAGGCCGAGATCTCAGAACTCAGAAATCTTAAAGATGTAGATTAATATGGGAGAGATAGCAACATGGAGTGCTGTCAAAACTAAAGTGGGCCTTGGTAAGACAGGTAACGACTGCCCTACCAAGGCTGAATTGTTAGCACTCACCCCTACAGGAACGGGGGAAAGTTACGTTGGCTTGGAAATCTCCAATGCTAGTTCCTATGGTAATAACGAGGCTGTTAAACTCGAAGATATTCATAAGGTAACTTATAAGTATACATTCACTTTGAGATACTCCAGTATAAGTTTTGATGCTTTAGGTAATCCCAGTAGTTCTAATTTTGGTTTTGGGTTTACCAGTACGAAGCAGAAATATTGGGATAATGTAACTAATGGGTCTGCTGTTAGTGTTAATTACGTAATAAACAGTAAACCAAGTTGGATTACTAACTATAGTAATCCGGCAGATGGAAAGCCTTGGAAAGCTTCAGAGAATCTAGATCTAACCTCAAGGTCTGGTAAGGGGTTGGCTACTCAATCTGAATCTGGTAAAACCGTGGAATTCACATTTACCCAGGCAGCAGCATCTCAAAGTTGGTCTCAAACATTCTCAGTGAATCCCACTTCTCTGTCTTTTGGGGCAACTGGAGGAACAAAAACATTTACTGTAACCTCTTATAAACAAGAATATAGGAATGGACATACTTACGGTAGTCAGGTTGCCTTAACTTATACTCGAGCTAATACTGGAGTTACTGGTACTGGTACTTCGGTAACTATGGCAAATAATACTTCTACTTCGGCAAAGTCTGGTAGTGTAGTATTAACCCAGGCAGAAACCAATAAGAAGTTAACCATCTCTTGTTCTCAATCTGCAGGATATAAGACCTATAGTGAAATCACTGTAAGTGGTGGAGCAGTATCAGACATCCCAGCATCGGGAGGAACTCGAAGTTCATTTACCACAGTTCCAAGTTATTCACAGACTTGGGGATGGAATGGTTCTACTACGGGAGGAGGTACTGTTACAACTGGTGCTAGTCTTTCTTATGGTACTGCCGTTAGTGCAAGTTCTTTGGGAACTACATCGAAGGCTAGAACAAGGGTAGGCTCCCTTACTTGTACTGTATCTCTAAATGGTAAATCGAAATCTACAACTCTTGATGTATACCAGGCAGAGAATAAAATTACCAGTACTACCGAGGGTACTCCAGTAATAAGCTTATCTGCAAGTTCATACTCTATCTCTAATTCAGGAGGTAGTGTTAGGATTTATGCTAGTGTAAGTATACCTACCACTAATCATTGGAGTTCAGGGTCAACAAGTGCTGGTTCTTCGAAGAGTGCTACACCTACGGTTAGTGCAAGTGGTACAGGCTTCAGTTTGAATTCTTCAAAAGATACACTTACTGCATCTGAAAATACAGGTACTGGTAGTAGGAGTTGTACTGTAACGGCATCATATAGTGGGGCAACTACTAAGACCATTAAAGTTACACAGAGTGCTGCTTCAGTATCTTATAAGTATTACTTGGCATTTACTTCCCCTACTGGTTCTAGAACTACTTCTAGAACTGGATTATCGGCTTTGGGAGGTAATAACTTTACAGTTGATGTAGCTTATTCTTTTAAGACTAAGGTAATAAACGGTTCTGAAATAAGTACAAGATACCCATTAGCTTTAACTGTAACCTCAAAACCAAGTTGGGTTACAAATGTAGCAATCACAACGTTATCAAGGGATAATGGAAACTATGGGTTAACCTTAACCTTAACAGAGAATACCGTAGAATCAACAAGGTCGGGTACCATTAAATTAAGTCAAGCAGAAAATGATGATAATGGTTGGGAGCTTACAGTCAATATAACTCAGAATGCTGCAACTATAACCTATGCTTAT